CAAAAAAAGAAGGCTGCCTTTTCAGACACCTTCTCTTTTAAAAGTTGAGAGGAAGAACAGGCCGTCTGACGGATTTTCTTCTTTGGTTTATCCTATGATTGATATCAGACCTGATAATTTCCAATTCACTTGCATCTGCCATGTCTGGAGCCACCCTTTTATACCATTTGTATAGAGTATAGGCCGACATATAATCTTTGATGCCGTTTGTGATAGCCCGGTTCTGATTCGTATCGTATGAATCAGGCATTTGGCATGTGAAAATAAACTTTTCTTTTTGATCTGCAGGTTGTGATGGCGAAAGATGGCCGGACAGCAAATCGCTAATAGCTGATGCTGCCGTATTGATATACTCATTAAGAATATCATCGTCATCGTCGCTTGCCTGTGTTTTTGTTGCATGGTTGATACGGGAGAGCTCGCCGTCCTTGTTTGCTTCACCTGTTACAAAGGCTTCTGTTTTGACCTGCAGAAGCACATCTTTTTTTGTTATTTCAAATTGAACAGTCATATTCTTTGAGGTCTTGTTCTCCTCGAAAGGAGTAGGTTAATATTGAGGATATTGTTTTTTGCATATTCGCTGTATTTTCCCGCATCGTTTTCTTCTCTTGCGATATGGAACCAGTTGTAGCATGATTGATTGATGATATACGTTTCCATTTCCGATTGTAACGCTTCGGATGCGGCCCTGTCAAAATTCGAAGGTGTCTCAATGGTTATTCCGTTGTCATTTAAAACAGGATGATACGCTGAAACGAAAGCGGTCATGGATATGATCGAACTTCTAATGAGGTCGTCGATGATATTTCTTTCGTCTTCCGTCACCGCAATGCGATCCAGTCCATTTTCAACGTTTTTGCCTATAAAGCCGGTTATTTTGGAGATACCCTCGAATATCAAGGCTCTGTTGATGTTGATTACTGTTGTCATACTGTATCTTATTTTGATGCGTTCTTTAAATCTTCGATACTCTTTGATATTGCACTTGCAGTCGACTCTGTTCCTTCCTCACTTAAGGGTTCGGCTGCTATAGGAGGCAATACATACTTTAGCACATTGATATATGTGCTAAATTTAGCAGGGGAATCCTTCGGTAGTTCTTCCCAATACTTGACGAAGTCGTTGAAATGGTCAATGATAAAATCTGACATCTTCATGCGGATTTCCAACTTAATCTTATTTGGTGTTCCTTTTACTCTTCCCCCGACTTTCGGTGCTCCTTTCGGTCTTGCCATATATAGTTTGTAAATAGTTTTTATTGCAAATATAACAATGTATGAAACAATAATATATGTGTATTTAATTAAAGTATCAATTTAACATGTGCGTAGTGGTCCTGTAATCTTACATTTGTGGAAAAAAGTATTGATATGTTGGGATTAATAGGAGGCGGCTTAGGGCTTGCAAATTCAATGTTTGGAGGTATCAAGGCGGCTAAAGAAAGAAAGCGTCAGGATCGGATCATCCGCGAAGCTAAACAGCGAAATGAAGATTTCTTCAATAGCGAATATTACCAGAATTATATGGATCGATCGGATGTACAGGCGGCCATGAAGCGGGTAAGGGATACGATGAGAAAAAGCAACCAAACTGCTGCAGCTTCGGCGGCTGTAACAGGCGCAACCCCGGAAGCTGTCGTTGCACAAAAGCAGGCGAACAATGAAATTATTGCTGATGCCGCGTCCGGCATTCAGGCAAATGCCGATGCGTATAAGAACAATGTAAAATCCCTGTACCTAAATCAGCAGAATGCACTTGATCAGGCTCGTCTTGGCCAATCAGCCATGTCGGAAAGAGGTTATGCCGGTATGGCTGGTGGTGCTTTGCAGACTGCTGGTAGCCTGCTTGGAAACTCCAAGTTAGCGGGTAAGATGGTAGATAGACTGGGTAGTGTGTGGAATAAATAAGGATTGATATGGGATTATTATTCGAAAAGCTAAAAGCAAGACAAAAGCCGGACGGCACGTTTACTCCGGCTCCTGCTGAAGATACGCCTATGTTGTCCGGTTCTTCGTTAAATGTTCCTCGACCGGAATATCCAGATAAAGTAGAGGTGGAACCGGTATCACATACAACCATTCAGCCTCAAACTATATATGATATCGTAAGTCAGTACGGCAGGCCGCGCTCGTATGAAAAAGAGGTCGCAGAAGCGGAACGGCAGAAAAAACTTGGGATGTTATCGGATATATTGGGGTTAGGTGTCAATCTTGCGACTGGTGTAGCCGGTCGTAGGATATTTGACCAGCCTCAATCGAACACAAGCATAGCTGACGCAAGATTGCAAAGACTGAAAGACCTTCAGCGGGCAGATAGCGTCCGATTCGATAATGCTCTTCTTAATGCCCGCTTACAGGATTATCAAAATGAAAGGGCCGCTTCTGTTGCAAAAGCTAATGCCGATTGGGAGAAGCATAAGTTTGATACTAATACAAAGATTAAACTGGCGGATATAAACAGGCAGATACAGAAAGATGCTGAAAATGCTCGATTGCGGGCGGAGGAGAATAAAAAGACTGCCGAATATAGAGAAGCGATGCTAAAACTCCAGCAGCAGAGGATTGCGGCAAGTCAGAATGGAAAAGATAAGTTCGATTATTTGATTGGCCAGAATGGGCGAAAAACAGTGATACCTAAAGACGAAGCAACCGCGGTAGCTGGGTATTTATACAATAGGATGCAGGAAATAATAGCTTCTAATCCTAACGACAGGCGTACAGTTGACGACATAAAAATGCAAATGGGTGAAGGTGGAGATCAGTCAACTAAGATGCTATCTATTGTGAAAAGGAAGATAAAGGATTTTCCAGAGTTACAGGATGAATTGGAGTCGATTATAAACGGGGCATATGAGCCGAAAGATACACAGCAGACCGTTTATGAATATTTACAGCGATTTTTACCAAAACAGGAGTATAGCGGGCCGTATCGTCCTCCTGAATACTTGAATGGAAAAGAGGTTGTTGATTTCAGTCCGGAACAAGAAGTGATTAAGTATAAACCGAAAAGCAAATAAAGTTATGCCTATTTTTGAAAATAATGGGGTTAAGTATGATGTCTCCCCAGAATATATACCTGATTTTGCATCGGAATATCCAGATGCTGTGACAGTAATTGAGAGGCCGGATAAGCCGTATCGTGTCAAGGCATCACAATATGATATATTCATGCAGCAACATCCAGAGCCGGATATCTCCGTAGATGAGATGCGAGATACGGATAATTTCTTTGGGGATTTTGGCGAACGTCTTGCTGCTGGCGCTGGCCGTCTGGTAGGCTCTTCTACCAATTTACTGAAAAAGATCACTACCCCTGTCGAATCTGCTGTGGATTGGGCAAATGAGCATACTAAAGGGGCAGCTGGTGCGGCTGCACAGTCTCTTGCGGGTACTATTCCTGGGCTTGGCATGATTGCTCATATTCCAGATAAGAATGCTGGTTTAGAAAGACTCTCTAAAAACGCAGAAGCGTTCGCAGAAGATATGCATGAACGGTCGGATCGCTATAAAGGAAAAAGTTTTTCAGACCTATGGAGCGAGGGCGATTATCAAGGGGCGTTCGGTTCAGCTTTTTTGGATGCAGCCGAATCTGCTGCGACTTCTACTGCTATTGCTGCAACAGGTGGTGCGGGACTTGTTGCAGCAGGGCTTACTACTGCTTCTGACAAATATGACGAATTGAGCCGGGAAAATCCAGAAATGGGCGAAACTTTAAAATGGGCTAATGCGATTGGAACGGGTGCGGCCGAAAGTTTGTCTGAAGTTTTTGGCGCGGGGATGATGGGCCGTACAGTAAGAAATATCTTACAGAAGAGTGGTCGTGAGGCTGCCGCCAATCTTGTAAAGAAGAATTTTCTTGATAAGATAGCCTCTTTTGAGGGGAAACATTGGTTTGCAATGCCGATAGCCTCAGAAGGCTTGGAAGAGGCAGGAAATGCTCTTGCTGGTTATGCGATAGACCGATTAACAGGTGTAGAGCGTAATGACAACATATTTAAAACGATGCTTGATGCCGGTGTTGCTGGTTCAATGGGGGGTGCACAGTTTTCTCCTTTTATTGGTGCAGCTAAAGGATATAGTGCTTATCAAAAACGGCAGATCACGAATAGATATAAAGAATCTTCAACTTTCGCCGGGGAAATCCTGCATGAAGATGTGGAAAAGTTCAATGACGCGATCGTTAATCGATTGAAAAATCCGAAATCAATACAATCTTTTATTGATAATGTTGCATCGGTTAAGAACTTGAATCCGGAGGAAAAGCGAAAACTTGAACAATACACGGTTGATCTGCTGAATTATAACGGATATGTAGACTATGTGCAGTCGCGTATTGACGAAGAAACAAGACGCCGTATGGATGATATTGGCCGAACGGCCAATAAAGACATGGGGCAAGTTGTTACAGTCAAATTTCCTTCTTCAGACCAGCCGGTTTATATAACAGGCGGTAATATTGTTTTTGACGAAGAAGGATTGGTGGATGCAAAACAGTCGGATGATATTTTGTATTATCTTGATGAAAATGGCAAAGTCCAGCAAGGACGACCTGAAATGTTCGATAGTTTGATCGAACAGTATCCAGTTGAGCAATTATATGCCGATATCATAAACACGGTCCCCGGCGAAGTGATTGCACAAGAAGAGATGGAGTCCGAAGCAGCAGATATGCAGCTGGTGATGTTTAATCCTGGCGATTTGGTGAATTTGGTGGGCGGTCGTCAAGGGATAGTGCAGCAGATGAGCGATGATGGAGGTGTTATCGTTGAAGTTGATGGCATGACGGAAGAAATAGGGGTGGATTCTATTATTGACAATATGTCAAAAAATCAAACCCAAAATGAGGATTCTTCAACGGATGGAGACAGCAGAGTGTTAGAAAATGTGCCGGAAAAGACGTTGGAGAGTGTTGTCGCATCGTTGCCCAAACGAAATGACGGGACGATCGACTATAAGGCCATGACTCCACAGCAGCAATATGAATATACGTCCCTTTCCGAATCTCCTCAGATGGCTCTTGAAGATTTGCGTGCGGATATAGAGAATAAACGAAGTGAAATATCCAAGTCAGAATCCCGGATTGAGAAAGCATCGGGAGGGGAACGTGCATCGTTGCGGGATGAAATACGTGTAAAAAAACAGGAATTGGCAGATCTGGAAGCGTTTTACCGGACTGTCACGCCAGATGTGGATAGTTCTGCCGAAGAAAATGTTATTTTACCAGCATCCCAGACGGAAATTCCGATTAACCAAGAGTCAAATACTCCAGAATCATCTATTCCCATGGACGAGGCTGGTAATCCTATTTATCATCAGGCGGAAATTAGTGATACTTTAGATGCTCTTCTTGACGGTTCCCTGACACTTGAAGAAGTGGACCAGTTTGTAAATAATCATATTTCTGATGCAGAAAGGCGTTTAACCGAGTCGGGCAAAAAGGCTCCTGTGATGGAGCTTGATATAGACGGTTATAAAGCCAGAAAAAAAGAGTGGGAAGAAGGGCGGAAGCCTATCGAACAGGAAAAGAGCTATTGGGAAGATATTAAATCAAAATTGCAGGATGCCCGTGTGAAACCGGGTGAAGAAGCTGCTATTAATTTAATGCGTAATACTGCACCACAAAGCGGGGAAGAACTGGCTGCGCAAATGCTGGCCAATGGTTCTATAAAGTTGCTGCAGGATGATTATCGACGTGAAACCGGAGGGCGTATATCTGAATCCCGTTCGCTGTTTGGATTGTTTGCCGGGAAAGATAAAGGTGGCGTATCGATAGAGCGTGCCGGCGAAATCCTGATGCAGGCAGATTTGGAGAACGGCACTAATTTCTTTGACCAGAATGATCCGAATGCCGGTCGTAATGCTATTATTGAGGTGCTCTCGACGGCGCGTACCCGTGGCGATCTGATCAATTACATCAAGAGCCGCCGCGAAGCGAAAGCCGAAGAGATGCGGCAGGCAGAATATAACGAATATGCCCGCTGGTGCGAAGAGAACTACCATCTCTCGCCGGAGGACTACGAATCCTACGAAGAGGATCTGCGTAGGCAGGCTCAAACTCTCACAGATGAGACGGTCGAATACGTCAGCGGGGAAATTGCTGATGAAATAAGAGACATCGAAGAAGAACTCTCTGAGATAGATGCTATCTTAGCGGAAAATAAAAATAATCCAGATGAAACAATTGAACGAGATGACGAAAGAAGAACTGGCAGTCTACACGAAAGAGGCGATCAGTTATTGCAAGGAGAACAATCTGTACCGACCGGGCGAACTGGTGAAATTGAAACAGAACATCCGGGAGTTGATAACGGTATCCGTAACGCGGATGGAGCTGCACAAGAGGGCGCAGGAGATGAAGCCGTAGGAAGAAGATATGCGGATGAGGCTCAACAGGGTCCTGTGTCAAAGCCGCAAGGATTAAGTGGAGAAGAGGCGGATTTGCTTTTGTCTCGCATGGAGTCTGCAGCAGAAATATCGAGTGAGAAAGAACTTACTCCTGAGACTTGGGCTGAAACATTCGACGAGAACAATTTTATTGCCACCCCCATAGGATCTGTGAAAATGGGAGGAAACCAGATCACTAAATTCTTTGAGAAAAAGCGTACCAAGGAGTTCGGTATGGTTGGTCCTACATTGTCTAATCCGGATGTGATTATAGAGGAGGCAAGCGAAGCGAAAGACGGAAACGCAGAGAGAGGAAGCAGCTTTTTGTTTATCAAGACATTCAACAGGAATGGAGAGAAGGTTAAGTTCTATGCCTCTATTACTGTCAAGCAGGACGGGATGGAAGTGTCTGTAAACAGTCACTATATGAACAAGAACAAAGTCAAAAGAGCCTTACAGGAAAGCGGTGTGCTCTATATAAGAGAAGCATTACTCTCCAACAGCTCTGAATGGCGCTTAGCTGAACATCGAGACGATGTGCCGGACCTCCTTCCTACGCAAGAGAGTAATGCTTCTGAAAACAAAGATACTCATTCTTTCCGTAATAACAGTGAGTTAAATGAAAAAATTGCAGATGCCGAAGCAAATACCGATATAAATCCTACCGAAGCCCAGAAAGAAGCCGGCAATTACAAGAAAGGGCATGTACGTGTAGGTACATTTGATATTAGCATCGAGCAACCGAAAGGTTCTGTTCGTAGTGGCGTGGATGCTAATGGCAAGAAGTGGGAAACGACCATGCAGAACACCTACGGCTACATTTGCTGTACGGAGGACGTGGACGGCGACCATATAGATGTGTTCCTATCTGATGATATTGATGGGTGGAACGGTCGAAAAGCGTTTGTGGTGGATCAATACAACGAGGACGGCAGCTTTGACGAGCATAAGGTAATGCTTGGCTTCAATGAGGCGGCCGATGCCGAGACGGCTTATTTTGCCAACTATGACAAAAATTGGGCGAAGAAGCACAAGACGGTGGTAACTGCCGTAAACTTGGAGGATTTCGAGAAGTGGATAGGTAGCAGCCACCGCAAGACAAAAGCGTTTGCAGAATATAAGAGTGTAAAGACAGAAGACGTTCCTCAAAAAGCGGAATCTTCTGTCTCCGGCAATGGATACACTATTGAGCCGGCACAATACACTACCAAGCGAGGCAAGGTATTGGACATGCACCTTGTAAAATTTCAGTCGGAATTGCGCAAGGAAGTTCAGAAGCACACAGCCATGTTCGCCAAAGAGATGAAAGGCTGGTGGGATAGAGAAAAACGTGGATTTATGATGCGTAGTGAAGAAGATGCCAGACGATTGGTTGACTACGCCACAGATGCACAATCACAACCCCCATTATCCCTGTCCGATTTGTCTAAGGTCAATGACGGTGATGTGCAGTTTGCAGAGTCTCCACAGGCGAAAATACAGAAGCAAGAGGAAAAACAGGAATATACCCCTGTATGGCAATACTCTGTTTCTGTTGACAAGGAAACAGGATATACCACATTGAAGCGTGATGACGTGAGCGGCTCTATCCCTATTGGGGATGGACGTTTCAATTACACAGCAAACAGTCCTGAAGAAATGTTGGAGATTGTGCGCAATCCTAAGAATTTCGATCAGGAGCTGCGTGATGCTGTTGAAACTATTCTTGAAAACAAGGTCAAGATTAGGGAAATTGCACGTGCAGAAAAAGCAGAAACCGTAAAGCAAGAGCCTAAGTCGGAAAATAATCCGAGCGGCAACCGTCTTGTTACCGATGAACGGTACGCTGAGCTTCGCGAGCGTATGCGCAAGAAACTTCTCGGTCAAATGAATATCGGCATAGATCCAGAGATACTTGCAATCGGTACGGAAATGGCAGTGTATCATTTGGAGAAAGGATCGCGAAAGTTTGCCGAGTATGCAACGGCCATGATTGCTGACTTGGGTGATGCCATACGTCCATATCTCAAAGCGTTCTATAATGGCGCAAGGGACCTGCCCGAAGTTTTAGAAAATGGTTTGAACAAAGAAATGTCTTCTTACGATGAAGTTCAGGCATTTGATGTAACCAATTTTGATAAACCTGGCATTGACATTTTTGCGACTACTGAAACCATTGCGAGAGAAGCTGAAGTAAACAAGGAAGTTGAAATTGCCGAAGAACGTATAAAGAAAACTCGTTCGACGCGCAAAAAGGTTGAGAAAAAAACAGTAATTTCGCATAAATCAAACAGCTTAGATTTGTTTGACAATCAATTTGATAATAACGAAACTAATAACAAAGATGGATTACGAAGAAATGATGCAGTTCGCCCCGAAGGATTGTCAACCAACGGTAATCGACACGGGCAAGGATTATCAAGAGGCACTGAAACAAGTGGCGAAAACGAACAACAAGCCGGTAGAGGAACTGACAACGAAAGAGAAGGAACAGGCGATGCAGTCGATAGGGCTGTGCGACCTCGACTTTCAGATGCCATAGAAGAAAAAAAGAACATCCGCAACAATCATTCTGAACGTGGCAAAGACCATGCTCCGACATCGGTAGATGCACGTATCGAAGCCAACATCAAGGCTATCGAGCTTGCAAACCTGTTGCTTGAAAGTGGCGAACAGGCTACAGAAAAACAGATGCAAACCCTTCGCAAGTTCAGCGGCTGGGGCGGTTTGGGTAAGGCTTTCAACGAAGGTACATCGTATGCTCCTAACCCCATTGCAAAGAGGCTCCGTGAATTGCTTGGCGAAAAGGCGTATAAAGAGGCTGTAATGAGTGCAAATAGTGCTTATTACACTCCGGCTTACGTTGTGGATACGCTTTGGGACATTGCCAAACAAATGGGCTTCAACGGTGGAAACATTCTTGAAGGTTCTGCCGGTATCGGCAATATCTTGGGACAGATGCCTACAAACATCAGTGAGCGTAGCGATATCCATGCCATAGAGATTGACGGAACTTCAGGCGGTATTCTCTCGCTCCTTTATCCTGATGCCAAAGTGGAAATACAGGGCTTTGAGCAGACACGCATACCTAACGGCAGTGTGGATTTGGCTATTACCAATGTTCCGTTCGTTACCGGACTCCGTGTAAACGATATCACGGGTGACAAAGACCTGTCGAAGAAATTCCACAATATACACGATTTCTGTATAGCAAAGAATGTGCGCAAACTGCGTGAGGGCGGTTTAGGCATTTTTATCACGTCCAACGGTACGCTTGACAACAGCAAGAAACTCCGTGACTGGATTGTGAGCGAGGGAGGTTCAGACTTCGTGGGTGCTTTCCGTATGCACAACAAGACTTTCGGCGGCACCGGAGTAACCTCTGACATCGTTGTTATTCGCAAGCGTGTGAACGGACAGAAGTCTGTCCATGCCATTGATGTAAGCGATGTGAGCGGAGAACGTATGACGGAGTACGACACTGGAGAAACACGCAAGGTCAAGGGCAAGGAAACGCCTGTCATCAAGCAACTTTCGATGGACTACAACCGATATTTCATTGAACATCCCGAAAATATGGCAGGTGAAATGCACTTTGCATTTGAGAAAGGCGACACTTTCCGCCCGACAAGCAAGGGTTTATACCCTAAGCAGGACAAGAAGCAGGAAGATATGTTATCGGAGTTTGTCCGTTCATTCAGTGCAGAGGAATTTGGCGAACGCAGCACAGAACTTGTCACTGATGCAATGCCCGGCAAGAAGATTGGCGAAGTGTTTGTTAAAGACGGAAAGCTGTACATTAACTCAACCGCAAGCGCACAACCTCTCGATGTGAATGCCAATAAGGTAAAAGGACATACGAAAGTGGAATGCTTCGAGGCGTACACCGCCATCAAGGACGCCCTTGCAGAGGTCCTTTCCTATCAGACCGAGAACGAAAGTGATGAGGGACTGAAGCCCTTGCTTGACAAACTCAACAAGGCATACGATGATTTTGTTTCCACATACGGACACTTCAACAAGAACACAGCCATTGCATTCCTCCGTAATGATGTGGACTATGCCAATGTGTTCGCTCTTGAAAAGTTTGAAGAAACGGCAGATGAAAAAGGGAACCGGGTACAGAAATTTGACAAGACCGATATATTTAGCAAGCGTGTTGTTGAAAAAGAGAAAGAGCCTACTCCAACCAATATCAAGGACGGTATTATTGCAAGTATCTTCAAATTCGGTCGTGTTGATGTACCATACATCGCGGAACAACTTGGTACAGGTATCGAGGATGTGAAGAATGAAATAATCGAAAGTGGTTATGGCTTCGAGAACCCTGTAACCCGGCAGATGGAAGCATCGTATCAGTACTTGAGTGGAAATATCCGCGAAAAACTCCGTCAAGCAAAGGAAAACAACGAGAATGGGAAATTTGACCGTAACATCAGGGCATTGCAGGAGGTTATGCCTATGGAAATTCCTGCGCATTTGATTGACTTTACCCTCGGAAGCTCTTGGATTGATCCGAAACTATATGAGGATTTCGTAAAAGAACGCACGGAGGTTGACGTACGGTTTACAGCTGTTGGTGGTACTTGGTTTATGAAAGAGCCATACTTTACTAACTATGAAAAGAACCGCGCAATGGGTGTAACCAGTGAAATGCTCGGTCGAACCATTATGGGACACACCCTCATAGAAGCCGCCATTCAGAATAAGAGCATCACGGTTTCCACTACCAAGAAGCATTATAACGGCACAACCGAGACCATCACCGACAAGGAAGCGACACAGGCATGCGCTGCCAAGATTGACGAAATTCGTCAGGACTTCAAAGATTGGGCAAGGCAGAAGATGCAAAGTGATCCGAAAATGTCTGCATTGATTGAACGTATCTATAATGACACGTTCAACAACTTTGTGCCGATGAGCGTACCCGATGAGTTTGTGCCAGAATATTTCGGTGGTGCTTCTCATGAGTTCAAGATGCGCCCGCATCAAGGCAGAGCCATTGTTAGAGGCACACAACAGCCTTTGTTGCTTGCCCATGAGGTTGGAACTGGAAAAACCTTTACTCTAATCTCCACCGCTATGGAAATGCGCCGTTTAGGGACTGCACGCAAACCGATGATTGTAGTACAGAACGCTACCGTTGGACAATTTGTTGCGAGTGCAAAAGAACTGTACCCCAATGCCAAGATACTGACACTTGAAGAAGCAGACCGTAATGCAGAAGGCAGAAAGAACTTCTATGCCAAGATACGCTACAACGATTGGGACATGATTGTCGTTCCCCAATCGACCTTTGAATTTATCCCTGACAGCGAGGAAAGGGAAATGGCTTTCGTGCAGGACAAGATTGAGGAGAAGATGCTTATTCTTGAAAAGATGAAAGAGGAAGATCCAGACGGAAAGAGCATGATTACTCGACAGGCTGAACGGGAAATTGAATTGTTAGAGGAACAGCTTGCCGAACTTACAAATAATGCTTCAAAAAAACGTACTGCCAACGATGAAAAGAAACGTGCAATAGCCTTGCAGAATGCAGAGGTTAAAGCTATGGAAATGCTTGATCGTCGGACTGACGATGTGGAAAACTTTGACGACATGAACATTGATGCTCTGCTTGTAGATGAAGCGCACGAGTATAAGCATCTCGGATTTGCCACTGCCATGCAACGCGGAGTTAAAGGCGTGGACCCGTCATACAGTAAGAAGTCGCAAGGCGTATTTCTGAAAACACAAGCCATTTTGGAAAAGAACAACGGACGGAACGTAATATTCGCCACTGGTACACCCATTAGCAACACCGCTGCAGAAATTTGGACATTTATGCGCTATCTCATGCCGGCTGACACGATGAAAGAGTACGGTATCTATTACTTTGATGACTTTGTGCGCAACTTCGGTAACATTCAGCAAATGTTGGAGTTTACCACAAGCGGAAAATTTAAAGAGAACAACCGTTTTGCCGGATATGTAAATCTTCCTGAACTGGTGCGTATATGGTCGGGAGTGTCTGATACCGTCCTGACTAAAGAAGCCGGTGGAGTAAAGGATAAGATTCCCGAAATGGAAGGAGGAAAGGCACAAGATCTTTATCTGCCACAGACACGTGCATTGCGTAGCATTATGAAGTTCGTAAAGAACGAACTTGAACAGTATGAGCAGATGAGTGGAAAAGAAAAGAAAGAGAATAGCCATATTCCTCTTACGATGTACGGTATTGCCAAAGCTGCAGCCGTGGATGCCCGACTGGTTCTGTCCGATACGGAGGACGATCCGAACAGCAAGACCAACGAAGCCGTACGCCAGACTTTGCGCTCACTGAAAGAAACAGCCGACTACAAAGGTACGATTGCCATCTTTGCTGACAATTACCAAAACAAGCAGAGCGGTTTCAACCTGTACGATGACATCAGAGACAAATTGATTGCAGAGGGTGTTCCTGCTGATGAGATTGTAGTAATGAGGTCGGGAATGACCGTCAAAAAGAAACTTGAAATCTTTGAAAAGGTAAACCGTGGCGAGGTTCGCGTGATTCTCGGTTCGACCTTTACGCTCGGTACGGGCGTGAACATTCAGGAGCGCTTGCATACACTGATACATTTGGATGCGCCCAACCGTCCTATGGACTATACCCAACGCAATGGGCGTATCTTGCGACAAGGTAACTTACACAAAGATATGGGTAAGCCTGTACGCATCTTGCGTTTTGGAGTTGAAGACAGTTTGGATGTTACCGCATACCAACGCTTGAAAACGAAAGGAACCATTGCCGACAGCATCATGAACGGTAAACAGGTAATGACAAACAGTATGTCCAATCGTGTGCTTGAAGAGGAAGAGGATGTATTCGGTGATACTATAGCCCAACTCTCTGGAAGTGAATATGCGATGTTGAAAAATAATGCGGAAAAGAATGTACGCAAATATGAAAGTCGAAAAAAGCAATGGGAAGCCGATCAAACCTATATCCATAATGCTAAACCAAGATTAAAAGGCTTGATTAAAGATGCTGATGTACGTATTGAGAAATACAGCAAATTGTTAGCTGATATTCGATCTGCATTTCCCGATGGTAAGTTCAAAGAGATTGTTATTGGGAAAAATCATTTTACGGCCGTTGAAGGCATGGATGATTTTTTCAAAGAATATAATAAAAGTATACTTGCGGATGCCAAGAAGATAAAAGATGGTGATATTGCCGGTGATCAGACACGAGAATTAACCGTGCAGATTAGCAATTTCACTTTTAAAGTAAAAACCTTTTTGCAAAAGGAAATGAATCGGGACGGTGGTGCTTTGTTTGTAGAAGTACATCGTAAAATGTACTATTCCTGTCCCGAACTTGATTTAGAGGCAGTGCCTGTGAAGCAATCGTTACTACGTAATGCTATTGAAGACATTGTAAAAAATGTGATTACGGGTAAAGATGATGCCAACAGGTTGGAAGTTGCAAAGAATAGTAAAAAGCATAACGAGGCTGAATTGGAACAGCTTTTATCAAGAGAAGGTAAGCCTTTCGAATATGAGGATGAACTGGTGCAGGCGAAAAAACAATTTGAGGAGTATACCGAACTGATGAAAAAAGAGCTGAAGGAAAAGGAGGCCAAGTATGCAGAAATGGATAAAACTGTTGAAACAGCTACCGATATCGTTAATATCGGAGAAGAGGATGAAGCGCAGTCCCATATCAATCGTAAAGACGATAAGAATGTCCGCTTCCGCAGTGTTTCCGATTCTTTAATGGAAACCTCGTCTAAGTTTTCACAGGTGGCAGCCATTGAAGAATTGGCAAGTGGCCTACATATTCCGATACACATCATCCGGGATGTAAACGATATCACGGACGATGACAAAGATACTCAACGGAAGAAACGAGGGTCCAAAGGTTGGTATGATATGGAAACTGGCGAAGTATATTTGGTTTTGCCCAATGCCGAAAACATCGCCGACGCACAAGCGACCATTTTACACGAGGTCGTTGCGCATAAGGGGCTTCGCGGACTATTAGGAGAAAAGTTTGACGACATGATGGATTCTGTCTATCGCAACCTACCGGAAGATGTGCGCCGTAAGGTTACCCGTGCCGGACTTTCCCGCTATGGGGGAGACTTCAGGATCGCGACGGAAGAGTATTTGGCTTCTGTTGCAGAAAACGGTGTATCCGAGCCGTCCATTTGGCAAAAGATAAAATCGGCCATCCGCGGATTTTTCCGGTCGTTGGGAATCGATTTGCGTATGCGGGATGAAGATATTGCTTATATGTTATGGAAGAGTAAGAACCGTCTTGAAAAAGGTGATTCACTTGTTACGATCATTCATAAAGTGGCCAAAGATGGAAATATGCGTGATACATTGTTGTTCCGTGATCCCTTGGTGCGTGGCGGGACAATACTTAGTACTCCATCGGAAGACAGAAGAACAATGATACGGACCATTGGTGCAGTATCGGAAGGTGCGAGAAGTTTTTCCGCTATGACACGTGAATTCTACAAGCGTTTCCGTGAAGGCTACCAAGACCAGAAGATCCACATCCTTGACTTTCAAAAGGCTGTAGAGAAAGAGACGGGACACAAAGTAAAAGATTATGAGGATGCCTATATCTACGAGAATACGACGCAGGGACGGGCAGAATATGATGTGAACCATTTCAAAGCGAATGAATTTGCCGCCTTAGTGAACGAGGTTGCCCGCTTATCCAGAGATGGCAAGAATATAGACAAGGATAAACGACGCAAGGTTGATCTTTGCATGAAGGCAAAGCACGGTTTGGAACGTAACGAAGTAATGCGTCGTGAGGCACTTGCATCAGTAGAACAGCCATCTCCCGAACTGATTGAATCGATCGGTAATAAGGACTTTGCCGGGCTGACCGCCATAACAAAAGCCTTATCTGCGGAGACAAAGGGTATGGATGAAGATATTGTTCGCCGGTTTGTCGAAGAGTTTGAAAAGGAGAATGATACGAAGAAACTTTGGGAGGCAGTAGGGAAAGCAACCCGCGCCACGTTGGAGAAGATGTATCAATGCAATCTGATCAGCCGTGAATCCCGTGATCGTATTTCTGGTAAATATGAATATTACGTTCCTTTGAAAGAGTGGGAGGAAACGACTGCAGGCGATATCTGGGACTATATAGATAGTAACCGTGATATAGTTTCCAATCCGATCAAAAAGGCAAAAGGGCGTACTTCTATGGCAGGTGACATCTTGGCGAATATTGTAAGCGACTACGAAAGCGCGACAATGATGGGTTATAAAAATCTTGTGAAACTTCGCTTTGCTAATTTGGTCCGAAATAGTAAGACCGGCATGGCAAGCGTTTCCAGACAATGGTATGTAAAGAGCGGTGTTGATGCCGAAGGTCGTACGCTTTGGGGGCCGGTGTCCGCAACCGGATTGACAGAGGATGCCGAAACGAATGCAAGTATCATTAATGATTTCGAGGAAAAGATGAAGGAACTGCAGGAGAAAGGTGAGGCTAAGACGCAACGGGAAGTATTGAACCTTGGTGTGCCGATCAAAGATTGGCAAGAGCAGCAGCATGTCGTCAGAGTAAAAGAAGGTGGACGTGACCTATTGGTTTACATCAATGGGAATCCAGTCGTTTCTCAAGCAGTCAATGGCATTAATAGAGCGAGTCTTGATAATGTGGTTCTGAAAGGATTGAACAATGTGCGTAAATTCATGATGCAGAATTACACTTCGCGCAATATTAATTTCATCCTCCGCAACTTTGCACGTGATTTTTTCTATGCCAACACGATGAATTTTGTAAAATATGGAGCAGCTTACGAAGGAAGGTTCCTTAAAAACTATCCTCTGGCCCTTTGGCGTATCGCCAAAGTAGAAATAGGGGGAAGGACTGATTTGGAATACGAAGCGTTTCTTCGTGGTGGCGGCAAGACCGGATACGTGGCGACATTCGGTTATGATAAGTACAAGAAAGAGGTGGAACGTCTGTTGAATAGAAACGCGGGTGGCCGTGTCCGTGTCAAAGATGTGTTCAATGTGCTTGGGGGATACTTCGAAATGGTGAACGGCTTGGTAGAAAACGGTGGACGCTTTACGACTTATCTTACAGCCAAAGAATCTGGAATGACAGAACTACAAAGTATCAACGCAGCAAAAGAAGTGTCGGTAAACTTCAATCGACGAGGTAGCGGTGCGATGGGTGCGGTTTATATGCAGAACTTCTTTCATTTCTTTAATGCGGCTATACAAGGAACGCATAATTTTGCTCATGCGGCAAAGCATAATCCCGTACGAGCAGGTGCGGCTATTGCTATGTGGGCGACGCTTGGATTTGCCGTTAGTACTTTGTCTAAAATGCTTTTCGGAGATGATGACGAGTATAACGATATCCCAGATTATGTACGGCAGAATAATTTGATCCTGCCTATAATGGGTGCACCGGGGAAATATGTACTCTTACCTCTTCCTGTTGAGCTTCGAATGCTGTTCGGGCTTGGTGATATGTCGGCACAGTATACAAGAGGCGAATATAAGGGGCGTGACTTTACATCGGATGTCATGGGTAAATTAATGGATATGCTTCCACTTAGTATTGAGTCGAATGCGACAGACAATCTTGTCGAAGCTGCCACTCGTACATTTACCCCGGACATGATATCTCCAATTACGGAGGCGTATCTCTTCAATGAAAACTACTTCGGGAAACGGATCACGGGGCGCAACGAGTTTAATAAGTATGTTCCAGAATATCATAAGGTAACGACTGGAACCAGCAAAGCGATAATCAAAGCCTCCGAACGGCTGAATAGTCTGTCGGGAGGCGATTATGCCTCTAAAGGAAAATTGGATTATGCTCTTTTGAATCCTTCTGCCGTAGAGTACCTTTTCGAACAGTACTTAGGTGGCGTAGGTAAAGCCATTGCTCAATGTTACAAAACGGTGGAAGGCGCAGTAACCGGAGATGTGCAGCTTAGGAATATCCCAGTTGTGAGCGGGCTGACCTATGACACAGAAAATATGGTTCCGCGTAATTATACAAACGAACGCTATAACCATTACGTGAAAGAGTATGAAGAGATGCAGAGTAGGGATAGGATGTACCGTAAAGGGCTCGAAGGAGGTAAGGACCTGTCGGGTAATTACAAATCCTTTGCCAATAGTCGTGCATACCGACGTTATCAAACGACCGGCTTTTATAAAAAAGCGATTGAAAGTATGTATGATATGGCCCGCTTGATGGATGGAGAAGAAAAGAAAGCTCTTTACGAACAGGCGAGAAAGACAAAAGAAATGATGATTAACGAATTAGACAAAATAGGAGATGAATAGAAAGTTTTATAACCGTAGATTGAAACCGGGAGTGGAGCGGGGTGGTCGCACCCGGTCAGCTATTAGTTTGACAAAGGCTACAGATGTGCTGAAAGAGGCTGAAAATGCTTGGTGGGGACTTAGTGAGGTTCGCAAGAAGGCTGCACGTTCCCAGATGTATGGATTTGAAGATCAATGGGGCGATCTTGTTATTGATCCAGCAAGTGGGAAGAAAGTGACAGAAAGTGCATATATTCGATCGCAGGGTAAAGTGCCTTTGAAAAACAATGTCATTCGCCCGATTTTGAAAAATATCGACGGACAATTCCGAAATAACCAAACGAAGCCCGTTTGTGTTGTTAGGGACAAAAGGGAAAGTAAGATTGGAGAAATGATGAGCATTGCAATTGAGTATTGCCATCAGATCAACGAAACGACGGAAATGGATGCTGCAAGTTTGACGAATCTTATGCTTTCAGGGTTATGTGCCCAACGGGTAGAGTACGGCATGAATCCGGCTAAACAAAATTTGGATGTGTGGGTTTATCCAACCAATACTTATCGGTTATTCTTCAACACGGATATAGAAGATCCTCGGACATGGGATCTTCGTATTATCGGGGAAATGTATGATATGACTCTTTCGGATATTGTGGCCGCATTTGCCCGTGATAAAACAACCTGTGATGATATTTATCGGATTTACGGTGATCATAACGGGGCTACCTGGGCTGATTCGTTTGGATTACAAGGGGACCAGAACAAAAATATGGATTTTTATATGCCGTCCCGTCCAGATCTTTGCCGGGTGATCCTTGTTTGGAAAAAGGAAAGTCGAGAAGCACTTTTTTGCCGTGACCTATTGAGTGGGGAATGGTGGTATTCCAATCTTTCCGACAGAAAATCGATAGATGTTTTAAATAAGCAGCGTATGGAAGAAGCGTTAGCTAACGGCATGGACCCGGAAGATGTGCTTCTTGTGGAATATACCTATTCAATTGAGCAATATTGGTACTATCGTTACATGACTCCGTTCGGAGATGTGCTACAGGAAGGGCGTTCACCTTACTGGCATAAAGAGCATAATTACATATTGAACATTTATCCGTTTGTCAATGGTAAAGTCTTTAATTTTGTTGATGACTTTATTGATCAGCAAAAGTACATAAACCGGACGCTTACGATGATCGATTTTATTCGTTCGTCTACTGCGAAAGGACTTCTCATTGTGGATGAAGATGCTTTTCAGGGAATGAGCCGGGAGCAGATTGTAGATGAATATGTGCGTTATAATGGTGTGCTTTTTGTTCGTCTTAAACAGGGCCAGAATATACAGAATATCGTTCATCAATATAACGGTTCTGCGGCTGTTGCCGGAGATTACGAACTATTGAACTTACAATTGAAACTTATCAATGATATTTCTGGTGTAAATTCTGCAATGCAAGGCCAAACGCCATCTTCTAATACGCCATCTTCGCTTTATGCCCAGCAGGTTCAGAATTCAAGTATGAATGTTAAAGGCTTGCTTGATTCTTTTCGTAATTTTCAAAAGAAGCGAGACAATAAAGTAATGAAAACGATTCAGCAATTTTATACTTCTGCTCGATATATAGACCTTGCCGGATCGGACTATTCGAAAGAAAGTAAATGGTATGATCCGGAAAAGGTGCAAGATTCAGAAATAGATGTCTATATTACGGAAGGTTCTAATACTCCGGTTTATCAAATGGTGATGAATGAGTTCTTGATGGAGCTTTACAAAAATCAGGCAATAAATGTCAAGCAATTGCTTGAAAATTCGTCGCTTCCGTTTGCTGAACGTATTTTGGAAAGTATTAAGCGGGATGAAGCGGAGATGTTGCAGGCCCAAGAGGAAGGTCGTATGGCGCAACTTCAGGGAATTCCTTCTGAGGTCATAGGCCAAATCCGGGCATAATTTAAAATAACGAGGCAAGATGAAATGATCTTGCCTCGTTTCATATTGTGGCTTCCGATATGACCTTACGGGTTGGTGTGGCTATTGGGGTATTTACGGCAAATGGAAGATCTATCCGATAGCAGATCCATACGCCGATAGCACGAGTCATGAGTCTGTCATCATGCATTCCTTCAACAGCTCCCATTGTTTTACCATCTTCTTTGATTTCAAATGTGTCGTGTTCGTCTACGGCTTCCTCGCATCTTTCGATGTATAAAGAATCCCGTATTGCTTTTGCTTGATGGGAGATAACCATAGGCTTGGTTGATGTGTTGGTGTGAAATCCCCATTTTGCTGGGGCGCCTTGTCTGATTTGGTCGGCTGGGGTGCGACAGTAGAGATTGGAGTAATGCCCTGCTATCTCGTCTAAGATGTATTCGAAATTATTGCCTTCCGTGCCTTCTGTTTCAAGCGTGTTACTTTCTATTACAACCATAGCATCCTCCTCGTCAGCATAAAATGTTGCCATCTGTACAGCCTTCCAAGCGCCTTTATCATGGTCGATATGGCCGTGCCATTCGGCGACCACTTCCGGGATGCCTCCGTCCATCATCCAATAGCGATCAAAGACGGTGATATCCGTGTAGTCGGCTTCATCTGAAACTCCCCCTACATCCATAACGACAATATAACGATTTCGATATCGTTTTGATTTATCCGGCATTTTCCAAATGGACAAGCAGCCCATTTCTTCTTTTGACAACCGAAGATTCTGAAGGCTTTCTACACCCGTTTCTTCCGAACCTGAAATTTCACCATGAAAAATAGGATCGATGCAAGTTTCGCGTAGTTTGAGCGTGTCTGAAAGCCGGAAACGTCGTCGGCCGGTAGATTGAAAGGCTTCTGTTGGAGTGCTTGGATATTCAGAATTCATACGCCAAATATCTTTCATGTCTTTCTTTTTTTCTCTATACCAAGCAATAGCTTCCAGTGTAGCTCCCAGTTTCCAAAGGTCCCATTCGTATTCGTCCATAGAATGGATAAACTCTTCGTGGTTATCAATAGGGATTGAATAAATATCAATATCAAACCATGCTACAAAAATGGGGAGCAGGTTATTTTTACCTTTGACAGCCTGTTGCCATGTACGATGAAAAAAATTACCAACGCCTTTTGCCGTACTTTCCAACCCTAAAATCGTATATGCTGTATCATAAATGGAACCGGATATAGACTGGATAAGGTCCTCCGGCTTTTTGCCTGGTGTAGCTCTCCAAAGTCCAATTTCGGTTAGGTGAGCTCCTGATATGTCACCGCTTCGAAGTGTATCGGGTTTTTGGAAAGATCCGATCGAGACAACACAATTTGTGTTTTGAATGACTTTGTTTTTGCTTGAACCTTCAAAGGGTGTGAATTTAACCGTTTCTCCAAGCAGATAAGAAGGGTATTTGTTTAAAGCCTTTGTGATCATTGCCCGAACGTTTCTTGACTGTGTTTCCACATCTCCACAAATGACGGTATTCCAGTTTCGACGGTGTACGAGCATTATCCAAAGCATATAAATTTGGACGAGTGTTGATCCTCCCCACTGTCGTGCTTTTAAGAGGATAAACTTGATAGGCTTTCCGGCCTTTCGTAGTTTTTCAAGTTTATTCAGTACTCTTCTTTGCGCACGGTTTAGTTTAAATGGGATATCTTTTGGGCTCACTTTATCTTTTATAAAGATGAATGAATAGGCCCAGTATTCAAAATCGTATATTATCCGATATTTTATAAATTCAATCCAAAGCTGGTTTAGGGCTTCTTCGGAATACTCCACTTCTTTAATAAATCGGATAATATATCCTTTGAATCCGTATTTGGCGAGTCTACGGATAAACAGGTTTTCTTTTATCAATTCAACCGGTAAATACATATCGCCAATAGGGGAGTCTTTTATTGAAATCTTTTTTCGTTCCCCTACGGCGCCAAGACCGGTGACTGGATTGTATGGTGCGTTTATTATTTCGTGTCTTTTTCTGTTTTCTTCCAAGATATTTTCGATCTCGAAATCATTGTGAATGTCGTGCATAATCGAGATAAAATGAATGAGATTGCTAAAGCTGAAATGTGTATTTTCCAATTAATGACATTATAGCCGAATATTGACTGCATTATTAACATTATAAGCAGCATGATTGTATATTTCTGTCGCTTCGAATGTCCATCTTGCCATATCTTGCTTAAATACATGCCGATCATGGAAAATATGATGGTTGATGCGCCGAATGTCGGTTTTTCAGAGCAAAAGATTGCAGAAGACAGGATTACAGATATTGGTATTACTATAATTGGGGCTTTGCGTCCATAATATTCTGCAATCACCGGCTTATATATCAGGTATCCGATTGAATTGAAGAACATGTGCATAAAGGTCAGATGTATGAAATTGTATGCAATCAGTTGCCAATATCGGAATCCGGAGGACAGTCCGTAATCGCTTAGATCGTAGTACCGTGATAGGGAATAAAAAAGGATAAATATGAATACCAGGATCATTTTCTTTTTAATTTGTCATTAATAATGCGTACAAATTGCCTTTTTTCGATATAGAAAGAAGGAGCTTCATTATTGATGATGGTTTCCAAATAGCTATATCCCGGATATTTTAGCCCTTTTGCAACAAATTTCCTGAAAATACTGTCGTACATGTCTATTTTCATGGGGTTGTACATGTCCGGTTGTATCCCTCTATACATAAGCGATATGTTTCTGATAGCGACTTCTAAGGTGATGTAATACCTTGGAGCCGGATAAGACATCGCTTTTTCTATGATCGTATTTTTGGGAACCCGGCGTGCGACATCCCCCAATTCTTTTATTGCCCTTTCGTATGCCTTAAATACATCATCTTTTTTTTGCCAGTTCTCTGTTTTTGCCATGAAAAAATGCTTTGGTTTGTTATAATGGCTCAAATATATAACATTATAACATATTAAACCACAAAATAATGTCTTTACTTTGCTAAAGTAATACTTTAAATATTATTTCATGGATAATAATGTAGGAAACGAAGAAGAAAAAGTACCTGTGGAATCTTCAGGGGCGACAAATAAACCTTCCAAGAAACAGGCTTATTTGGATTATATGCGTTCTCGTATGGGAGAGTCTTACGGTGAAGACGAAGACTCTGTTTATTCTGACATGCTTGATTATCGGCAAAAGAATGACGAATCACAGGAGCGCATGACCGAAATACTTTCAAAAGATCCGCGCCTTGCACAAGTCCTTTCGGACATGGCTGGCGGCAAAAGGGGGGCAACTTCGGCTCTTGTACGATATTTCGGAAAGGATATTTTGGGAGCAGAAGAAGGTTCGGACGAGTGGAATGATTTGCAGAATGCCGAGAAAGAGCGTATGGAGGAATTGGAATCCATGCGTAAAAGCAAAGAGGAATACGATGTAAATATTGAAGCAAGTTTACCGGTTCTGGATGAATTTGCCACATCCAGAAAAATCGATATCGATGAATTTCTTGACAGTGCCTACAGCCGGATACTTGAGCCCATTTTCAAAGGGAACTACACTACCGAACTGTTGGAAATGTTGTACAATGCCATGAATTATAAGACAGATATTGAAGAATCCTTTCAGTCTGGTGTTGTTGCAGGGAGAAATCAAAAGATTGACAGGATGAGAAAGGATAATGCCGGTGACGGATTGCCAAGATTAGGGGCAAGCACCGCTTCAACGGTTAAACGTGCCGAAAAAAAGCCTTCTTACAAGTCGAGCGTATGGAATGATTAATCAATTTTTAATAAGTAAAGCGATGGGAAAATTTGTAAATTATGTGAGAAACGAAAAGGGATTTATTTTATCCTTGGTGTTAATGATTCTTGGGATTGCGTTTGGAGATGCATCTGTCCTTATGGCTGAAGGGGTGACTGTTGCTCCGCCAGCACCAGAAGGGGGTACGGCTACGGAAGGCCATGAGGGTTTGCAAACACAGTTAGGAGGGCAGGATACTTCTGTGACCACTTTGGAAAGAGGTGGTGAAACGGGCGATATCATAGCTGAAGACATAGACGAGGATATTGCGAAATTCCGTCCTGATTTTTTCCCGATTGACACGATTGCCCGAAAAGCGGCAAAGAAAAAGAGAAAAACGAATTATGTTGTCAAGCATTATAATATCGATGCTTCCCGTATCACTTGTATCACGAACGCTGAACATGCGGAGTCTGCAAGTAAAAAACGTGTAGCATTGCCTATTGATGCAGCGGACGGCAGTGTGTTTAACGTATATGACACAATCAACGTTCGTGGAGTGGACGGTTATGCAAGCGACGGTTCGACGGTCACTCCCGGTGTGGATCTGATGCTTTATGTTGTGGCACTGGATGCTTCGTCGGGGCTTCCTGTAGTTGTAGCCATTAATGGAAAAAAGCAAAACCCGGCAGACGTGGAATGCTATGTTCCTTCTATTCCAGAGGGCACGGCCTTGTATTGTATGGCCAAGGCCGGCAGCGAAAGCCAGTTGTTCTGTCCTCCGACCAATCAGGCGCCTACGCCTCGCGAAGTCTATATGCAGCGGAAGATGTCCAACACCAAGTTTACCGAATATTTTGAGAATGTAAAGAAAAAGGTGGCCTGGGATAAGGAAGATGTGATGGAAAATGACCTTTGGGAATTCCGTCGCAAATGCGAAGTGTCCTATTTGCTGGGTATCAAGGGTAAGATCGCGATCAAGGATGCGCAATATCCGAATCGTGGAATTGAAAACGTGTATTTTCAGGAGGGTATCATGTGGTCCATCAAGAAACACTATGAATATACGAAAGGTAAGTTCAGCTTTGCGGATTTTATCGGTATTACCAAAATGAAATTTACCGGTAACAACGGAAGCAAGGAAGCCTTTGTAGGTGTCGGCAAGGATTTGTTGGAAGATATGATGAAAGTCGATTACACGTTGACGAAAGATATTAACGTGAAATCCAGAGAGAAATGGGGTATCAAATTCCAAGCCTTCGAAAGCTCTTTCGGAACGATGAATGTTGTCCATTTGCCTATTCTGGACGAAGTCGGTTTGTCGGAGATCGGTATTTGTCTTGATCTTGATATGTTGGTTCTCTACAAAATGGAGGAGGAGCGACGGAATATCAATATGGAAACGCAGGGCGAAGCTGCTGAACGCAATGTTACGATTCAGACAGACTGTTTAACGTTGAAAGGATACAGTCATCTGCTGATCAAGCCGAACACGTCCGGTTTCAATGATGCGGAACCAGATCTTGTAAAGGCAAAAACAAATGATGGTGCGACTTTGCCAAGTGAGGGAAATAAGGAAGGCGCTATCCTGTACTTGAAGAAGGATGTCGCATCGACTGGAACCAACGATGAGCTGAAGGCCGGTATGTTGGCTCAGTGGAATGGGACAAAATGGGTAAAGTATGATGGAGATGTCTATATCGGAGCCTGATAATTAATGTTTAATTAGAAAAGGGGGATTCTGCATTTTTTAGATTCTCCCTTTTTAGATAGAGATAAGGTTATGTATAAGAAAATATATGGTACATCGTCTGCCGAACTTTCGACGATTATTAATGTAGGTGGTATTCCAAGACGTATTGAATTTACAGGAGGTGTTCCATCTGGGGTATCACGGGTATCTGCGAGATTTGTAACTTCTGACAAACGGTTGCAAGATGCAATAGAGTCAGACCCAAGGTATGGTGAGCTTTTCTTTCTTGAAGTAATTTCGCCTATGCAGTTTAAAGAGAGAGTAGCAAGCAACGGTAAGGTAAAAGAGTATAATTACATTACGCGTGTTCAGGATGCTATAAACGTGTTAGTCACCAAGCATGGTGTCCAGTTAGATTCTCTGAAGAGTAAACAGGATGTAAAAGAAGCGGCCAAGAAAAAGAGTGTATCATTCCCTAATATGAGATAATCATGACAAAGCAGGGTATAATAGATAAAACCAGAGCGATAATGAATGAGATAGGTGAGGAAGAAAATCTCTCATTGTTATCAGAAGATACAGTAAAGCTGGCAGAGTATATAGAATCTGTTATACCTGATGCTATAAATCTCATAGCACAGGATGAAAATGTCTCTATTGCTTTGTTGAACACCGGAAATATGACATCTGGCGGAACAAGTAGTGAAGGTTGTACGGTAATTCCTTTACCGCAAGATTTTTTACGTTTTGTGTCTCTACGTCTTTCGGGATGGAAAAGAGAGGTTCAGAGAATTTCTCCATTTGGAAGTGAAGACTATAAGATTCAACACAATGCCGTTACCCGAAGTGGTGTAAATAAACCTTCATGCGTTTTTGCTCATAATAGGACAGGGCTGTGTATAGAATGTTTTCCATCCGGTGAATTACAATATTTCAATTATGTAAAAAGCATGACGGACTCATCTGATGATAGTCTTTCGAATTACGGTGAATCATTAATGCCCGCGATTTGTTACGCTTGTGCTTATTTGGTATATAATATATTCGAGATGCCTAATGTCGCTGAGCAAATGTTGAAAATAGCAGTTCAAGTCCTTCCGAAAATACAATGAGATATCAGTTAGATGAAGATAAGGGTGATATCAGATATGAGGTAGAAGATGAAAGACTCATATTAAAGGTAAAACCAGAGGTCGTAGAATCAGCAGGGAAAAGCGATATATATGTAATTGCAACTAATGATAATGCGACTCCTACTGACCGCAATGTGTTTTCCGCTTTGCGCTCTTTAGCCGAATTCATCAATAAAAAGAAGAATGACATTGTGCAAGGTGTAATAACCTTCATGAATGGACTGCGTATTGGAAAATTTGTTTCGGGGATGATTGGTGGAACTGGTGCGGCCATGTGGCTGGACGAAAATCGAAAGTCCATCCTCGAAATCGATAAGATCCACGCAAGGGAAGAACTGATCGTACCCAAGATCACATTCAATTGCATTGACGTAATTTCTGGTGATAAGGCAAATACATTCGCATACGGCACAATTAAAACCGTTGACAAGACAAAACGTGTTGCTACGCTCGATCTCTTGGAGGACCAATGGGGAACGCTTCATATCAACGACATTTGCCGCGGGGTTTTCCATAATATAGAAGGCGAAAATGAAGATCAAGATTTGTATGATGAAAATGGCTTCATGGGATATTCCGGTTTTGCCACTTCATATTTTACTCCAACTCGGATTGTAGAGAGCAAAGCCGGGCTGATGAGTTTTGAATACAATTTGCAGGTCGGCACAAGTGTACATCCTATGTCGGGGATGAACTTCTTTGCATATGGAAACTTTACCGATAAAGAACGACAAGGTATCACTTATGAAAACCGTTACTACCGTCGTATATTGGATAAGGTGGATACATGGATAATTGATCCAGATAAACATATTATGTATCAATCTGGATTGTTAGAGGGGTTGATTATTGGCGGCATGGAGATGCACGGGCACGGTACATTCCAGAAAAATAGCTATCTAACCGGAGTTCAAATACAATTTACACCGGAACAGATAGAGCAGTTCAGTGCTTACAGTGTGAATCTATCAAGTTATGAAGGCGTTGTAACAGTTGATGAAGAAGGAAATATCATAAATGGTGCAAAAACACTAAAAAATGTCAGCACGGGAGATATGAATGTCATTGCGGGAGAAGATAACGTGGTGACGATGGATTTCCGGCTATCTACCCGTATACAGGCGTTTAAAGGGGAAAAAGAGTTAATCTATTCAGAAACGCTTGAAGAAGGAGCATTCATGGTTGCTCTTGAGCCGATCGGATGCACGGCCCATGTTGAGAATGGGGTTGTGGTGATAGATTCTCTTGTTGATTTGCACAATATGAGCGTTGGTATAACTGTTAATTGCGAAGGTAACGCATCGTTCTTAAAAACATATTGCATAACCGCTAATCAAAATGGTTGGAACGCAATGACAGCAGATTTATCCAATGAAATGTGTGCTGTGCATTGTGATACGGATGGGAATGTTCTGAATGGATTGCCTTGCAGAACGATTGTAAGTATGTGGTATGGGACGCAGCTTCTTCCGCTCGACAAATTGGAGATAGAAGCGCCAGAAGGAGTGTCCGTTTCGCATGACATTGCTACAGGTACGGTCACGGTCACTTCTATTGAACCATCGGCGACTGCAGGAAGCCGGATCATAGCGATACCGATACGGGCATACGCAACGTTTGTCGGAGTGCAATATTCGAAGCAGGTCCAATTCAGCATCACGAAGTTGACGGACGGCGATCCGGCTATCATCTACGACCTGCTCCCGTCTGACAGCTCCATCAAGAAGAACCCGGACGGCTCGTATTCCGTATCTTCCATTTCGTGCGTACTGCGCAAGACGGACGGCAAGAATGCACCGGTACAGGTAAACACCTTGCCGGAAGGTTATACCATGATGCGTAAGATTGATAGCGGATCAGAGGTCGCCTACACCATCGGAAGCTCGCTTTCTGTAACGTCTGCCAACACAAGCATCACATTCTCCCTTTATTGCAACGGGCAATTGGTAGACCGTGAAACGATATTGGTGCTACGTAACGGAGATAAGGGAGAGCCGGGGGATGATGGAAGACCAGGAGACAAAGGCGATCCGGGCGAAAATGCCTACACCTACAGCATTTCACCGGCACAGTTCAACATCGGGAAAACGTCAACAGGCTCGTTGCAGCCCTCTTCGTTCACTTGTACTTGCTACAAAAATGGGAACAACACGCAGCAGACGGAGACGGCCCGGTGGTACGCTTACAGGAGTAACGATAACAGTTCATGGAGCCAATATGACAGCAAGACTTCCTATTCGGCCACATTTAGTGTATCGGTGTCATCATCATACAAATATTACAAGATTGTAGCGAAGCCATACGACGGCATCGAATGTGTTGCTTACGCTCAGGTCGTGGAGGACGGGACAGACGGAAGTCAGGGGCCCGTGGGTGCAATGCCGCGTGCGCGTGGCAAATATTCGTCGAGTACGACTTATGTCTACAACAGCGAATATCGAGATATCGTGTATACAGACGACGGGCGTGTTTGGATGGTAAAGAGCTACGGGCAGTCGTTCTCTAATGTTGCTCCTCCGAACAGCAGCTATTGGGTAGAGGGCAATAAGCAGATATTTACCGCAATCGATACCGCACTGATCGACGGGGCTAACATTGCCGGTTTCCAGTTTAAGAACAAGAAGATGCAGTCACCCAACGGGAATTTGATATTGGACGGAGCGAACGGAAAGATCACAGCTAAAGACGCGGAAATTGAGGGGACGTTGGTTGCCAAGGATATTAAAGGATCGAACCTGATAGCTCTTTCTCACGTAGTCAAAGTAACGATCAAAGGCAGTACTGTAACGACAACGAACATCAAAGGAGGCACACCCGTATTTGGAGTAGATGTTCCAATAGGAGGATGGAGATTAGTTACTTTAGGTGGTGAAAAGTGTGTGGCTCCTCCCTATGGTTCATATGACTTTAGCAGGTTGTATCCTATAGTCTTTGGTTCGCCTAATATGACGGACTCGAAGCACTTGTATGTATCTGTGCTCAAAGATTACCAGGCAGGCTTTCCTTGGGCGTTCAGCATATCGGATGACTCCACTTGGAATGACGGTTCATTCTATGTGCTTTGGGTGGCGTTGCCTAAATAAAAACAAGCATTAAGAGATATGAAAGTAAAAGTAGATTTCGGTTCATTTCCCATGTATATGGGGGACGACAAACAGAAAAAAATAGTCTGCGACATCCGTAAAGGGTTTGCGAGCAGGATATATACGGACATCTCCGGTATTGAAGCACATTTGCTGGCAGAAAAAATATACCGCTCGGAAGGTGTAATTGAGCTTAATGAGGGGGAATGTGCCATTATTGGCAGCGCGGCGGAAGTGCTGTTCTATGGTTCTTTCGCTGATAGTTGGCACGACTACGTGAAGAAACACAAAGAAGAATAGCCTTATGGATAATCTCGACATTAGTAATTTCCGTAGCGTTTCATCGGCAAAAGATGCCGACAACATCCTGATGGTTCTCTCTGACGGAATGAACGGCAAAATGACGGTTGGTCTTTTCAAAACCGTCTTTGGAAAGGGTATCGCTCCGAGCATCAAGAACGGCAAATGGTGGGTTGGAGAGATAAACACAGAAGTTGATGCAGAAGGTAAAACTCCGGAATTTCGTAAAACGGAATCTGGAATTGAATATAAATACATTTCCGATCCGGATACCACATGGCGCCATTTGGTCGATATAGCTGATATCAAGTTGTATTTTGATGATCTGACGGAAGAGGAGAAACGGTCGCTCATACCGGGGTTAGACGATTTCACCCCCGAAGAGATAGCCGAGCTTCAGCGTCCGGCTGCGGAGATGATCGCGAAGCTGGAGGAGACCGACCGAACGGTGTCGTCCAATGAACAAACACGTATCAGCAATGAAAACACGCGAATCGATAATGAAAACATTCGCCGGCGGCAGGAGAATGACCGCATACTGGGAGAGAACAAACGTGCCGAAGCGGAAACTGCCCGCGAGAAAGGATTTCAAGAATCCACAAAGAAAGCGGAAGAAGCGACTGAGGCAGCACAAACCCAAGCGGATCGCGCACAAGCCTATGCAGATAACCCGGCGAAGATCGGGGAAAACGGCAACTGGTGGGTGTGGGATGAAGAAACCGGGGAGTACCGCGACACCGGAACATTTGCCCGTGGCGATACCATGTTCGCCACATTCGACATCGACATCAAAACGGGTAGCCTCGTATGTACGACTCCGGACAAATATACCGGTCCCAGCTTCTCGCTTGAAAACGGAGAATTGTATGTAAACATAAACGAATAAGATATGGGAAAGACGAATTTAGGCAGGGTTACATTCATACCGCGCGGACGTTATGCTGCTCAGGAAACCTATAACCGTCTCGACCTCGTGTTTCACTTGGGTAGCTCCTATGTATGCCTTGTCGACGGCACGAAAGACACGGAACCGGTCGATGGCGTCACGTGGATGATGATTGCCGAGAAAGGGGCGGCTTCATGGGGTGAAATGACCGATGAAGAAAAGACCGAGGCGGCATTCGAATTAGGCAAAGAACTGTTCGGTTTTGTGCCGGTCTTACTGACGGAAAACGAGTATGAGAATTTGGGCGACCGGATCGATCCGGACACCATGTATTATGTGCTGGAGGAATAGCGTATATGGGAATCGTAGTAAAAGGAAAAGAGGTAGTTGCCATCTACTACGGAAAGATCGCCGTGGAAGCTGTCTATAAAGGGGCACGGCTGATATGGGCGGCCGCCCGTAGCTGTTTCGGAAAAGGATATTGGATAGCCGACAAGCCTTGGTCGTCGGAGGAAACATGGAAGTCAAACAATAAACAAAAATAGTATGGCAAAGTTAGTATTGGACAAAGAAATAGAATCTCTTGAAACGCCGTGGGACGGCGCGGAAGGCGCATATCCCGGTAAACGTGTGGAAGAGTTTATCAAAAAGCAATTCAAGGGGAAAGCCGGGTATCTGGCACGTACGGCAGAAAAAGAAGCTGACGGGAACTACCATTTGCGCGGATTTGCTTCCGAGGAGAGCTATAACGAATGGAACAGCGATCCGGAAGCGTTTGCGACAAACGTCCTGTTCGACATTGCCCTGCCAAGCGGTGACGGATCGAGTTCGGCTACGAGCTACATCTTGAACTTGGTGAATGGTTCCGACCGAACTATTATCACGACGTCAAGAAAGTTGAGCGTAAAATTGCGCTTCACATCGCAAGTATTCAACCCGGCTACACAGCAGACCACCGACACTGGCGAAATGGGTATCTTGACCATCCAGACCAAAGTCGAGGGTGCAAGTAACTGGAGCACCAAAGGGACACTGAAGATCGAGAGCTACCCGGCCGATTCTACCGATTGGGTTGAAGTACCGATCGGCGACTATTTGACGCTCGGCCAACAGTCTGTACGTGTTATTTGTCGTGGTGAAACGACGGAACTTTCAACAACCTACGTTTCGTACAACATCACGGTGACAAGTCTTGCGCTTACGTTTGCTACGACGTGGGAAAACCCGTTTATGGGCGACCGCATCCCGCTGTCCTACTATGTGACCGGTAACATCGCCAAAGACCTTACTGTCCATGTCACGGGAAAGGATTACGACCAGACCTTCACCCGGTCGCTTGGAACGAATGTGTATACAGAAACGCCGTACATCTTGGAAATCGATAGCCCTAAGAAACACGGTATCTATACTGTTACATCTTATTTAAGCAGCGGATCGGCCGTGAAAACCGATGATTTGGTGTCGCAAATTATGGTGGCCGAAGAAGGGGAAACGAGCATATTGTTGGCATTGAACGGCATTCAGCGAAACATTACCAACTGGAATACGGTAAAGTTCTTCGAGTGGGCGGTTTATAATCCGTCAGCCGAAACAACACCTGTGCAATTTCGCTTGATGGACGACAAGCTCTCCGAGGCTTATTTGACGCAGGATATTCCGGCGGCCGCCAATCGTACCAAATACGAACTTAGTGCGATGGTCGAGGTCGAGACGGAAGAAGATGCCGGTGATACACTGAACGGGCGTATGCTCTTCTACTCCGGTGAAACGGAACTGCGGCAGCAGCTTCTCTTTACGATCGACAACAGCGAAAATTTCTCACCGACCAAAGGGGCTGACTTTGTGCTGAATCCAAAACAACGCACCAATACGGAAGCAAACCCGATGCAGATCATTAACCAAGAGACAGGCGAAGTGGTTCCGTCTACATGGAGAGGTCTTAGGATGCTTACCGATGGATGGGTTACTGATTCGGCCGGGGCGAAATGCTTGCGCGTTCTTGCCGGAAGTTCAGTCGAGATCGAATACGAAAGTTATTCGGAAGACACAGGACAGACACAAGAAGATTCACTGACCATCGAGATTGATTATGCGTCAAGAAACGCGACAGACCTTATCGAGCCGATCATCCGCATGTGTTCTACCTATACAAGTGACGGTCTGCCGCTTGGTTTGGAGATACGCCCACAAGAAGCATATTTTCTTACGACCGGACATCGTACGCCGACCGACCAAGATGTGTTATTTCAGGAAGACACCCGTACCCATTTGGCGGTAAATATCATCTATAACCTCGGTGGACATGGTATCAGTTACGTGCGTCTGTTCATCAACGGTATTATAAACCGTGAGTTCGTTTATACGGATACAGACAAGTTTATCCAAATGGTCGGCGGTATGTTGACATCGCACGGTATCCGCATCGGTTCCGAAACATCTGATGTTGACATCTACGGCATTCGGGTGTATAAGAAAGCCCTTTCTGCTACCGACATACGGCAGGATTATATGGCGAGCATGACGGAAGTAAGCGAAAAGATTGCATTCCGTGATAAGAACGATATCCTATACAATAACCTGATCAACTACGAACGTGCCTCACAGAAGTACAACACGATGCTCTGGACAGGAGAACTGCCGTACATATTGGATCAGGGAAAGAAGACCGGCGACCTCATGATCAACATCGTGGGCGATCCGTCTCATTCCGGCACGATTAAGGGTATGAGTGTAAAAGGACAAGGATCATCATCAAAGAAATATTTCCTCTGGAACCACCAGTACGGCTTTGGCGATTACAACTGGATCGATGGTAATGGGAGAGACCGCGGTGCGGCTTACCGGCTATCGGACGATGTGCCGCCTGCAACCAAGCTGGTAGCCAAGCTGAACTGGGCTTCCTCGCAGCAGAGCCACAAGGCCGGATCGTGTGACCTGTACCATGAACTATGGAAAGAGGTGGTAGGCGGCAACTCCATCACCGAAACGGAGGGCTACGAGAACTGCCGTGTATGCGTCAAGCAGCTACCCTTCATGATGTTTGTCCGCGAGAACGAATCGGCTGAACCGGTCTTTTATGGGCTGGTGACGTTCGGGCCCGGAAAAGGCGACAAGCCGACCTTTGGTTATGACAAGAAAGTGTTCCCGGATTACCTGATGATCGAGGGATCGGACAACGGTGCTGTACTGACGCTGCACCAAGTACCGTGGAACGAAGACGTTGAGCCGTCCATTGATGACGAGGGCGAACTGGAAGGATGGAAGTACAACGGTGTGGTATCATGGGACTACGACCTGGGAAATGAGGCGCAGGTAGGTTATTTCCAGACGGCACACAACTTTATCTACAGCTGTTCCAACCGCCTGAAGCCTTTTGTCGGGACACTGGCCGAACTGCAAGCCGTGGGGGCCGACCTTGAAAAGGACAAGATGTATTGGGTGACGAAAGACGGCGGCGATGCTGTGCGTTACGACCTTTTCCGCTACGACTGGCTGACCTCCACGTGGGTGGATGCCGGGGTGAACAAATTAGGCGTTGGCAGTTATGAGAAGTTGAACCTGCGCACACAGCTTGGCGATTACCTTGCCGGGTTCGATGAGTCGGAAGCCGTGCAGAACGAGATTTGGGAGGAAGTGAATGCCCTGCTCATCGGTGCACGTGTGGCGATGTTCAAAGCAGGGATCGGGCAGTATTACAACCTTTCAGATGCCCGTTTCACGATGATGGCCATGAAGCTGATCGCCGCCAGCGACAACCGGGCGAAGAACACCTATCAATATCTCGATCCGAAGACACATCTGATCTGTTTCGCCCAAGACGATATGGACACCATCTTTACAACCGACAACCTGGGACGCAAGGACAAGCCCTATTATGTGGAAGAACACGACCTGAACGCCTCCGGGAAGAACTACTGGAACGGGGAAGTGAACACGTTCTACAATTTGATGGAATTGGCGTTCCCGGCTGAATTACGCTCAACGATGAAAGCGATATTTTCAGCAATGGCGAAAATCGGCGGTTCGCCTATGGGTTGTTTCGAAAGGTTTTACTTTTGGATTCAGAAATATTTCCCGGCTGTTGCCTATAACGAGACGGCACGGCTACTCTACGAATACGCAGAGCAAAAAGCAAACGAAGGGTTGTATAATCCACCCTCCGTATCGGCTATCTCGCAGTCACTCGGAGATCAGCTACAGGGTGAAATGCAGTACCTGAAGATGCGTACCGTCTATCTGTCTTCGTTCTGCTCGTATGGCGATTTCAGTGTTGAAAGCTCGCAGTCCATATCGTTCCGCAGCCGCTACACAAAGGACGGCAAGCAACCGACCTACACCTTTAACCTGCGTCCGTTCATGTGGATTTATCCGGCAATGGCTATCGGGCAGTCATTAGGTTTTGGGGCAGACAAAGACGGAAAAGCGTATAGCCTACCGCAACGTGTCAAAGCCGGAGAACCATACATGATTTCATTTATTACGGATAATGATACTCCTTGCGCGCTATTGGCTCCGGACTGCTACAGTAGTATCGGTGAATGGGGAGACAAACCGCTGACCGGCGAATTTGCCCTGTCCGGGAAACGGCTCACGGAGTTCTCAGCCGGCCGTGAAGAGGGTAGGGATGTAGTTGAATTCAATTCTTCCAGCTTCAAGATAAATACACCTAATCTGAAACGGCTAAACCTTAATGGCGTGGAAGCGTTGGCCGGCGTGTTGGACCTCTCAAAGCTGACACGTGCGGAAAGCCTCGGTGTTTCTGGAACCGCTCTTTCAACAATCAGTCTGCCCAAAACCGGAAGTCTGGTAAATTTGGAATTACCGGCTAAACTTACGTCCATTCATATAGACAACTTACCCGGTCTCGAAACAGTCACTATAGACGGGGTGGAAAACCTGCAAACTGTCTATGTGGATCAAGCTGGAGCTGGAGAGTTCAACAGCCGGACATTCGCGGCACAGTTGTACACGGGAGCAACGGAGGAATTGAGCAGTATTACATTCAAGTCGGTAAAATGGGAATCTGTTACAGCCGATATGTTAGTGTTTTTATGTGACAAGCATGCTGATCTGACCGGATCGGTAGTTATGATGAACGCATCAAGCGACCGGTATATTACGTTCGATGAAAAGATGAGACTTGTCGGACGTTACGGGGATATAGACAGTTCCGATAACAGCCTGTATATAACTTATTCGCTCAGGTCGATCAACTCGATGGCCATGCAGGGAGACAATTATATATTCACTTTAGGTTATTATACCGGATTCAAGCTGAGCGTATTGCCTACAAGTGCCAACAATGTTAAGATCGTGGATGGTCATGCAGCGGTAAACTGGTCCATTGAAAAAGGAGCCAGCGCCTATGCAGAGTTTAGCGATCCGGTGAATGGAGTATTGAACGTAAAAAAGCTCAGTGATTCTGCATTGAAAGAACGTTTCATCATAACAGTTGAAGTAACGACAATGGATGGCAAAGTGCTTACCATGACCAAAAAGGTTGGTTTTTTCAATCGTATTCCGGAAGTTGGTGACTTTGCGTATGCGGATGGGACGTTTGATGATGTGTACGATCCGGGGAAAGTTTTGGCTGGAGTAGTATTCATGCGGACAAAGAAGAGCGAAACAGAATATGAGTTACGGATCGATGCTTCGAATGATATCGTGATCTATGACCAGAATACCACTGTCAACACCTTCCCGTGGGGATTGTTTCCGGACAATTCAGCGAACAACGGATTCCCACAAGAGATACAGGATGCCATTCAGAATGCGGTCGGTATTTCTTCTGCGACGGATACCGCCATGCCAAATATAAGTGGAACCGGACTATCCCAGACGACCGATCCTAATGGAAGTCCGACAACATATTACATCAATGAAGACAATTATATTGATGACAATACAGAAGATGGCTATGCGGTACTTGCTGGGGGATCGGTTAACGATTTTGATGGTAAAGGAAAGACTGACATCATTATTGAACATTGTAACAGAATCCTGCTGAATTATCTGGATGCTCCACTTCCGGAAACGACAGAAGAACTGTACAAGGCAATGACCGATCTTGCTTCCTCTAATTCAGGAGCAAAGAAATATTGGCAGTTTTTTTATCCAGCCGCATACTTGTGCAGATTGTACGAGCCTAAAACAGAGATAGCAGATGGGATACACGAACAATATAAAGCGGGTAAATGGTATCTTCCTTCGGATGGTGAATTGGCAAGAATGTACAATTTCCACAATTGCAGTCGTGGTTTCAAGATAAATACAACTCCGACGGTGGATTATGCGAATGAACATCCAGCCAATGAAGCGCGGTTGCCGTTGTATGCCAATATGCTGAAACGGATAGCGGATGTCAATGTCGGTGCGAAACCGTTCGTATTGCACTCCTCGGCGTGGTTTTGGTCCAGTACCGAGGGCAGCCAGTACATCGCATGGTACGTGAACTTCTCCAATGGCATCACGTACGGCAACAGCAAGTACAATAGTGGCAGGGTTCGGGCGGTGGCAGCATTCAGCTTTAAACTTTAACCTTTCGGTGCGCTCCTCTTGGAGCGTGCCTTGGAATAAAAGAAAATGGAACAGGGAAACAAAACAGACAATATCGAAAAAGGCGTAGTATTGACCGGGGAAGAGATTGCCCGGAGCAACGCCGCGAAAGAGAAACAGAGACGGGGAACGGCACAATTGCCGGCTTTCCGGGCTGCGAGCAATCTGATGTTTTCGATTGCTCAGATCATGATGGATTGTCCGAGAAAGCTAAGTCGGTATACCGATTTGATGATAGCCGACAGTTCGGAAATCAGCAAATCGATTGCCCTTGCAAATGAATCAAGAGGCGAGGAGCGTAGCTGGTATATCAGCAATGCCATGTCGTTGCTGTTCGTCGTCCGGAATTATTTTGTGATTTTAGAGCGTGTCGGAGTGTTGTCGAAAGACAGATGTAACAAACTTCGCAGCGAATCCGATAAATTGATTGCGCAATTGACAGCATGGCGCGATTTCACAAGTCGTCAGGGCTTTAATACGGAGAAGGTATGAAAGGAGTACGACGAAATCCTCTGAATGGGCGTATTACTATGGTAAAGTATAGTAACGAAGATGCAAATACGCAAGAAGCCTCCTCGGCGTGGTTTTGGTCCAGTACCGAGAACAGCCAGAACAACGCATGGAACGTGAACTTCTCCAATGGCAACACGAACAACAACAACAAGTACAATAGTAACAGGGTTCGGGCGGTGGCAGCATACGGAAAGGATTTCGAATGTTTCTTGGAAACGGTTATCGAGGCTTATAAGGATTGCTTACGCGGGAAAATGAGCTCCAAGCAAGCAGTCGAGTATATGCAGATAGCCGAAGAAGATATTGTTTGTTTAGCGATAGAGATGTGGACAGGTGTATATAAGCCGGCCACATCCACCTGTTTCCTTGTCAGATATCCGAAACTGAGAGAAGTTTTTGCCGCCAACTTCCGGGACAGAATAGTGCATCACTGGATTTGTTTGCGGCTGGAGCCGTTGTTTGAAGAGCGGTTCGTGTCGCAGGGCAATGTGTCGCATAATTGTCGGAAGGGATTCGGCACACGGTCGGCCGTGGAGAGTGCAGAGCAAGGCATGAAAAAAGTTTCCGACGGCTACCGCAGGCCGTCATGGGTGTTCAAAGGTGATTTGGTATCGTTCTTCATGTCGATAGACCGGACGTTGCTGCTTGGCAAGCTGCTGCGCTTCGCGGAAAAGAAATATCATGGCGAATACAAGGAGATTCTTTTAAGGCTGGTACGGGTTATTGTCCTGCACAGTCCGGAGAAAGATTGCCTGTTCAACAGCAATCCGGCATTGTGGCAGGAGCTACCGGCCAATAAATCCCTGCTCCGCAACGGAGAGGGCAAAGGTGGGCCGATAGGAAACCTCACTACCCAGTTGTTCGCCAATTTCCTGATGTCTTTCTTCGACACCTATGTACGGTGGATCATGCGCGGTGTGAATTACCACTATGTGCGGTTCGTGGACGACTTTCTGTTGATATGCGATGATTTGAAAGCATTGCAGGAAGTGATACCGGAAATCGAATCATTCCTTGCCACCCGCCTGAAGTTGAAGCTGCACAAGGACAAACGATACCTTCAGCCTGTGTCGCACGGTGTCCTGTTTGTCGGCGTATATATCAAGCCGGGCAGGAGCTATCTAAGTAACCGGACATTGGGACGGTTCAAGGAAAAGGTCATCGGATTTAACCGACTTGCGGAAACAACGGAGCTTACGTCAAGCGACTGTATACGCATTCAGTTCGTGCTGAACAGCTATTTAGGCTTTTGCAAGGGGTTGCGAACTTACCGGAAACGAAAAGAGATTTTTTCACTGTTGAGTAGCGAATTTTACAAATACTTCTACATATCTGGTCACTACGAAAAGGTATGTATCAGAAAGAAACACAAGTTTTTAAGCAAGGATATAAATTATGTTTTACCAAATAGTATCAATAATGGAAAGAAAAAAGTACGAAGAGAAACCATCGGTAGTGGTGGTTGACAAAGTGGTGGATCAAATCTATACCACTATAAATTTTGGTATCCGGGAGGTTGAAGGCGGATACGAAGCATACACGGCGACAATGACAGGCCACCTGACGGCCGATGAGTTTGTGAAACGAATAAACGGGTATGGATTGAACGAGGAAATGACTACCCAAGAACTGGAAACTATATTTGAAGCTCTTGGGTTTTCAGACGGTAATGAAACGTCTGTATTCAAAGAGTTCATGTTAAACAAGATCGCTGCTTATGACCGGTCGGAAGCCGTCAATTCGTTCATGATTGCCGGTAATCGTATTTGGCTGGACAAAGCAACCCGTGTCGGACTGGTCAATTCAATTGGCATAGAAAAAGATGCCGGAAAACGGGAAACCAACCTTTGGTTTGGTGGAGTGAAATATACTATTCCGGTAGATACCGCATTGCAGATGCTTGCAGCGTTGGAACTGTATGCCCTGCAATGCTACAATGTAACTGCCGAACATGCGGCGCAGGTCGAACAAATGGAAACAGCAGAGGAAGTGAAGTCCTTCGACTATTCAGCCGGTTATCCAGAACAATTAGTGTTTAATCTTTAAAAATAAAAAGTTATGATTTGGTTAGTGATTTTATCAATGTTAGTGATGGCTGCTTACACCGCTGCCGTTTGTATTAAACAAAAAGGAGTTCCTTACTCTATCAGTGCAACCTATTACAAACTGGAACACGATCACTGGTTTATGGCTACAATGTGGCTGACTGCCGGATTGTTGATGCCGGCCGTGCTGGAAGTAAGTAAGCCGGGCACAGAATGGCTGGCATTCTTAGCTTGTGCCGGTATGTTCTTCATTGGGGCTGCTCCAAACTTCAAGGATATCGTCGAGGGGGGCATACACAAAATGGGGGCTATACTTTGCCTTGTGGGTTCGCAGGCTTGGGTAGCCGGTAACTGTCCGTGGTGCTTGCTGGTTTGGATAGCGTATGTGGGTTATACCGTGGCCATGATGGTGCGAAATGAAAACGATAGCATTATATCGGATTTTCTGCACACTAAACCGATGTTCTGGATCGAAGTTGCAGCATTAACAAGTACCTATCTGTCACTTTTAATTTTAGCGTAAGTATGGAACGTATCATTCATTTGAACATTACCCAGGATATAACGCATGGGACTACTATTATTTTTATCTGTGCTATCTTGACAATCGTAGCCTCGTTCATTGACATGTGGATGGGACTGGATGCAGCAAGGGTGAATAAAGAACCTATTTCCAGCCGGTCGCTTAGGAAGACAATTGCCAAGATCGTAGATTACCTGCGAGTAGTCCTCTTTGCTGTCTTGATTGACGTGTTGGGGCTGTTTTTCCCTTGGTATGCCATCCCTTATTGTGTGATCGTGGTTACTTTGGGAATATTACTTATTGAAGGACGATCGGTTGTGGAAAATAGCAAGAAGAAGAAGGCTCATGCCGGGGAAATTGCCGATATCGTAGAAAGGATCGTTCAATGCGCAGTATCGAAAGATGCGGAAGAACTGATTAAGATTATCAAAAATTCAAGTAATAAAGGAGATAAATAATATGAAGAAGAATAATTTGCCGAGAGGCTTAAGAAATAACAATCCCGGAAATATCCGGATCAATGGCGACTTATTTCAGGGCGAGGTGAGACCAAGCAAGGATAAGTCATTTAAACAGTTTGAAACGATGGCCTACGGCTACCGGGCGATGTTCGTAATCTTACGGAATTATATCCGCAATTACAAACTGGACACCATCCGCAAGATGATTAGCCGATGGGCGCCACCGAAAGAAAACCATACAGAAGCTTATGTAAAGGCCGTATCAGATTATGCCGGAATCCCGGCCGACGATCCGATCAATGTAAATGACCGTGAGCAGATGATCCGTATTGTGGCAGGTATGAGCCGTGTGGAGAATGGGGTAGAGGCTGATATGCCGGATGTTATAACAGGATGGATTTTGTTATGATGAAGCCTTGGCATGCAATACTGATTTTGACTCTCTGTTTTCTTTGTTTTTTGGCTGGTCGGTACACAAAGGGAACAGAGGTCGAAATTAGTAAAACAGATACGTTTATCCATCGTGACACGATCCGAGATAGTATCCCTTATCCTGTCTATGAAACAGTGATTCAAACGGTTCCAGAACTATTTCCTGTCTACATAACTCTTGATGGGGATACAGTAAGGGAGCCAATATTTGTGTCTGTACCAGTCACACAAAAAGAATATCGGACGGACGATTATCATATTTGGGTGTCGGGATATAATCCGTCGCTTGATAGTATAGATATCTATAAGAAAACAATATCTATAACAAAACGGCAACCGGCCCGTCGCTGGGGAATTGGTGTTATTGCCGGTTATGGGGTTGGTCGGCATGGCCTTTCTCCGTATGTTGGGGTAGGAGGAGTCTATAGGATTTGGTAGATTGTTTTCTTAAAGAATATTTAGATTTGTGATTAGTGTCTATTTTTTTCGTAAAGTGAACCTGATCGGATTCCTTTTCGTGCCGGTCCGAATTGCTTTGGATGGAAACTGTTTATACGAAGCCAATATACTAATTGTTGTTTATTCATATAAATTGTTACATTTGCAATTATTATTAAAACATTTCAGTTATGATTATAGCCTCTTTTGTCCTCTCTATTATTGCAGTATCCATTACTGTTTTTAATTGCTACATGCAGTATTTTTACAGAAAAGAGGAAATATTGTTAACCATTTCGGACGCAAAGATTGAGAATAATCAACTCGAAGTTCTTCTATTGTATACCAATACTGGAAATCAAGTAAATACAATTACCAATGCCTCTATCCAATTAGAAACCAATGAAAAGATTCATTTTGAACATCTCAACTATACAGCAAGGCTTCATTGGATACAACCTTTTACCCTTAAAGGAAAAGAACAAAAATACTTTATCATTTATTACCCCTTGCCAGATTTTGAAGGTATAAATATTTGTAACATCTCTATTAAAATTCTTACAGGTTACACCAATCGTAAAGGGGAGTTATACACAGATCATTTTACTATTGGACAGCTCTACCAAAATGATTTTGTTAAAAAGGCAGTTATAATTAAGCATGAAATTCATAAACTTTTGGGTTATAAAAATCTTGAAACATTACAATAACCCCTTATTATTTAATGCATTTTCGAATGGAGTTGATCTAATTTAAAACCTAATATTTAACATTAGCATGTTCCCTATTCTATCTGATTCCACAGCTTCCATCAGTTCGGATATAACCAGGTGAAGAAGGGACCGTTACTATATTCTTTATCGTGGGAATCTACTTGTAAGCGTTCTTGTAGACATGATCACGATATTAGGTTTAGATTAACTTGTTCATTTTTTACATTGACGCAATCTATTTGCAGGTCATGAATTGTACAAAATAGGGCTGTCTCAAAATAAATTAAGACAGCCCTATGAAATAAACTTTATACATGTTTACAGGCTCTGTTTTGAAATACCTTGTGGAATGGAAAGTTCATCTAATATTTCTTGCCTGTTATAGTTTTTAAGAAAGAAATAAAATGTTGAATCAATGATTTTTACAGATCTTGTACTTAGGTCATAGTCAAAAATAGGAGGCGATATTTTCTTTTTTAATTGATTTTGAACCAATGTTTTAAGAAAATATCCCATATCAGATGCTCTTACATCATCAGGCCTATGATGAATTTCTTTGATTTTTTCGTGAAGATATTTCCTTTTAAGTCCTTTATTTATTTCATCAAATGGCTCATTTAATAACACTTTTATAAAATAATAGGGTATATATAAAGGAACTTCATTAGAACTTTTTGCAACTTGTTCTATAAAACTTTCCAGACAGCGAATATGCCTACTAGAATAATCTTCAAGCTTTTTCTTTATAGCATCATCTATATTATTATGATCGATGTGTATTAATGTTTCAGATGTTTCATGCACCCCTGCAGTATAACATGATTCTTTACATATTTCCTGAAAGACACCAACGCTATCAAAGCAAGATGACATGATTTTATCTACGACATTTTCAAAAGAAACATTTAATAGCGGTAAACCAGTGTTCACTATTTTCTTCAAATCATCAGCTTTCCATGGTTCAACAGGTATTTCGATAACTCGGTCAACCAAATCACCGTTATATTGGCTCAAACGATTTCGTTCTCTCCAAATACCAAGGATAATAAAAAGAATATCATAATCTTCGAATATTCTGAGGTCAAATGCAAGTTGTTGCTGAACATCCTCTTGGAGATAATGAAAATTCTCCAATATTATACGTTTTGAAAACTCCAAAGAAATAAGCAACTCTGAAATATCTTGTGCTAAAGCCAAGTTATATTCAACAGTTCTATATGTGTTTCTATGCCCCGCACTTTTTTTGCCACTAATACTTCCACTTGTATCAAAATTTCCAAGAATTGGAATTTTTAATTTAGCTTTAACTCCTATATTTGCATCTCCTCCAATATTGTTATTCTCTTCTTTAGTATCTAAAATTTCAATATTTAATTGCCTAAGTATTGATTTGTAAATGTCTATTATCGTTGTTCCAGTAGAACAATTTACTTTTACATAATCATTTTCACTAAGATGTTTGTTTGTTAAGGATGTTTTACCTTGTTTAGATGCACCATATATGATAATATGTTTTCTTCTTTGAAGACCTTCCAAAAATAAGTAATCGACTTCTTTCCTTTCTATATATGTTGCTATCATTTGATTAGAAACCCCATACACTTCATTTACTTTCCTTACGATATGTTTCATATTGTATACCACAGTTTATTAACACAAAGATACAAAAAAATATAAGTTTAATCTCTGTTTATACATATTTCATCATACTTTTCCTTACTTTCCAATAGATTATCTATTTAAATTAGAATGATAAATCTTCATCCAGTTCTGGAAATCTTAGCATTTCACAAGAATAAGAACCGCTAAAACCTTCCAGCCAAACGACGAACTCACCACACATAAACGAAGGTTTTGTTCTGACTTTCCAAGCCTTTCTCGCATATTCCGGCTTCATTTTAATTTCAGCTCCAGTCATAACAACACTGACTCCTGGTTTCAGCTGCCCTATAAACTTGCCATACGTAGCACTGGATGCCACGTTGACCTTTTTCCCGTTATGTTCGTAGTGGAGAACAGTGTTCCCAAACTGTTTTCTTACTTTTTCTTCAATATCCCGGCGTGAATAGACTGCATCCATTGTCAATTTAATCACCGTCAAATCTTTAAATCTTTTGTTTCCATATTTTTTTAATGTTAATCAATTATCAAAATCTCTCTATACGAGATGTATATCTCTTGTGATACCGTATTTTCATCATGACACCAGCACAAATATCATTTACGATTGCCACAAGAATCATACTGGCCCTTCCACATTTTGCCGTTATACTTGCCGGTCGGTTCCGAACCGGTATAATCTGGCAGCATCTCAAAATCCCGTCTATACATCACGGCATATTTGTCATCAAGTACCAGATTGTTTCTGTCCGGTTGTTTCCATGCTTTTCCCCAAGGATGCGTTATAGGCGGGATAACGTTTTCATCTAATACAACTTTACGCATTTCCATATCTCAGCTATTTTTAATTTTAATTATTTTCTATATAATCCCCATCCTTCATATATTTCAAAGGAAATCAATCCTTTGATCCCATACACCCAGTAATTAAAACCTCCATAACTATACATTCCGTGACTACATCCTTTTAATCCAAAACAAGTGTATTTTACCTTTGAACCGAGTAGTAAACTGTATTTTCTTGATCTGTTCATAATTTTTTAAATAGGTTTGCTCATCTCTAATTTTGCAATAGTCTCTAACTCTCTTAATCTTTTTTCAAGGTTACTTCTTTGTTCATCCATAATTATTAATCCGATAGAAGGAGATATTGAAAAAATGCGCATGGATGAATAACCATTGCTGTCTGGAATACCTAACTGCATGCCTTTCCCATATCTGTCAAAGCTATTATCATTTCTGGTTGGAATAGGATTTTTATCCTCTTCTTTTTTCTTTTTGATACGTTCTATTTCTTTTAACATATCATCTTTGAGCTTATCTATTTCCTCAATCTGCTGATAGCAATTGTATATTTCACGTGCTGTTTCTTTTGTGATCATATCTTTGCTCCTTTTTATTTTTTACTTATTGAAATATTCCTAATTCTTTTTTTATTCTATTTTTAGCCAACTGAACATAGTCCTTGTTTAGCTCAAATCCTACATAATTGCGGTTCAGTTTTCGGGAAACTATTGCCGTTGTTCCTGATCCCATAAACGGGTCCAGAACAATGCCATCTTCCGGACATCCTGCTTTTATACAGTCAACAATGAGAGCTGGGGGAAACACTGCAAAATGAGCATCATGGAAGGCCGATGTACTCACTTCCCAGACAGAACGTTTATTTGCTTTATCCGTATATTCGTACTTGCGATTTGTATTGGCTCGATACATTGGATCATTTTCCGGCATATCAGTAAAGTTCCTTTTGCGGCCGCCAATAACAGCTTTCATATTGCCGTTTGCTTTCAAAGAACGAGAGGATCCTACCTGGTTATCGACATCTTGCCTTATTCTACGCATTGTAGACTCTCTTGCCGGAACTCTTATTGCATCTGCATCAAAGTAATACAACCGGGATTTACTCAACAGGAAGATATATTCGTGAGATTTAGTACAACGGTCCCTAACACTCTCCGGCATGGGATTAGGTTTGCTCCAAATAATATCCTGACGCAAATACCAACCATCAGCCCTAAGAGCAAAGGCCAGCATCCAAGGAATACCTATTAAGTCTTTAGGCTTGCAGTTTGTGCATTGCTTCACCAATATTGCTTTACCAAGTGATCCTCGGTTTGTCCCCTGCTTATAATTCATTGCATTGTCGGGAAATTGTGCAGCTCCTTTCATGGAACCAGCATAGCTATCGCCAATATTCACCCAAAGAGTACCATCATTTGTTAACACTCGTCGAACTTCTCGGAACACTTCAACCAACTTCCCAATATATTCTTCTGGTGTAACTTCAAGCCCTATCTGTTCGTCATTTCCATAATCACGCAATCCGTAATATGGGGGTGATGTAATACAACAGTTTACACTATTGTCCGGTAGACATTTTAGTCCTAATAGACATTCCGAATTATATATTACATTTACATCCATTATACTCAGTTCTTTTTAGTTATTAGTGCAGGACAGCTCTTTGACTGTCCCGCAGCATAATTACAACCGTTCCAATCTTGCTTTTAAGCACTCGTTATAGGTGTGCATCGCTCCAGCTTGTACAAGCAAAAGAGACTTCTGTACCGGATCAATAGCATTAACCTTTTCATTTTGAATGAAATCATTCAGTTTCTTAAGTTTTTCTTCGAGTTGTGCCTGTTCTTCAATCAGGCGTGATTTAAAATCGTTCATGTGGATATATGGGTTTTACAAAGCTGCCCAAAGCTTTTGTTTTTGAAAAGTTCATCCTTTTATTCTTCCTAAAAAAGACAACCTTAATACATCATATTGCAGACCAATAATTGCAAACTCCAGCATTGCGTTATCATTGGCAAGGTCGTTGATGCGTAAAACCGGATAACTAATTTGACGAGCCTCATCGGCATAAGCATCCTCGCTCTCTATAGAATTAATAATTTCCTCATCTTTTTGCTTACTGAAGTATTTATCTAGGCTTTTGATGATATGATTTTTCAAATAATCGTCTCCAAAAACAGATGCTATTTTTTCTTGTTTTCTTAATGTGTACCTCATTCTTGACCTTCTTTATCTACATCTATGCAATCATTTTCTGACGGATCAGACTCATATTTTTCTTTACCAGTTTTACTATCTGGTCGTGATACTTGCTTACGCCGTTGCAGAAGGATCGGGACTGGACGATATCCAGTGTCTTCAAGTTTACCTCTATCGTCTCGATACGCTTTCCGTCGGTGTCTTTGGCTGACAGTATCAAACAATCCGACCGTTTATAATACCCATTACTATACACGCAATGGTGCATCGCCTTTCCTTCCTGATAAAACTGGGTAATACTCTCCAATGGACAAATGACAATGTTGCCGTCTGTGATTTTCATCCCGAAGAACTTTTTCATTCGTTCATAAAAGCCGGCTATATCCTCCATGAGCTTTTCACGCTTACGGATAGCTTCTATACGATTTCTTTCCTGTCTCAATTTAGCTTCACGCTCCTGCTTCTTCTTTAACAGCCTATCATGTGCAACCTTTAAGTTCCTGGGACAGACATAGTGGGCATTACGCAAGTCTTTACCGAAATAAACCAACAAAGACATATAGTCTTCCCACATGGACGCATCCTTGATAACATAATGGTTACGGTTGCAGATATTGAATGATGGCTTATAGCGAAGTTGGCAAAAGCCATTTCTATACATATGCTTCAGCATGGATATCTGCCCGGTCTTGAGACACAGTTCCACATCGTTTCCGCCTTTCAACAAGTCACGTATCAATTTTGACGGGGTTACATCCGGGAACCATCGATTCAGTCCCCGTTTTTTCAATTCCGGCAGCAGCTCTTTCCTTGGATAAAGCTCTCCATATATCGCATACAAATCACCGTAATAGTTATATGGATTACTTCCATATTCTCCTTTGATGCTGAGAGGTGAACTATACGCAAATCCGTTACCTCCCATATTAATCGGTCGGGCTATGATCGTACGTTTTCCGTCTTCACGAATCCACTCTTGAACCACTTCTGTAAAATCATAATACACCGGAGAAGTTTCCTTCCGAACATTTTTCCAGCATAGTATATGCCGGATCACATGGAACCCGCCTTTCACTTGCAGGATGGACATATACGCCTCTTCACGGATCTTCTGCTTCCGGCTAACCTTTACGTCCAATTGATGATGGCAATAAGGGCATTCGATTTTGTCACCCAATTTATCTTTACTCGTATTGACCCACATCTTACCACATTCGGAACACCATAGCTCATCCTTACATTTGTAGGCAAAATGGTCAAACAGATGCTCTTTGGCCCAGTCTTCCTGTTCCTTCGTGATGACAGGTAGCTTTCTACTTAACTCCGTCACCAGCTTTTCCAATTTCGTTCTCGGTTTCATATTAAAACAGACTCATTTGTTGGACACTATCATCAACCTTCTTCTTGGCTGGACGCTTCTTGAGTGATTGATATTGCTCTTCGGCCAGTCTCTTAATAGCAGCTTCACGAGCGGACTTCTTTTCCTCTTCGGTAAGTTCTACCTTGTAAGAGGAGGAAGAGACGGAACAACCGGAAGACTCTTTTTCCACCTTTATATCCTCTTCATCATAGTAGTGTACGGCCATCCCAAAGACTTCTGCATCACTCATTGCAACAGTGGTCCCTCGTTTACGTGCTTCCCCTAAAATGTAACGACAGCATTCGTCCACACTCTTTTTCGGATTAGCAAACTTCGGGGCAAACAGGGGATCTTCTGTTGCTCGTTGGTTCAAATAATCAGCGATTATGTTATTAAAACTTTTAACTTGTTCCATCTTAATTTCTTTTTATTGCCTTCTCTCTGTGTAATGTTGATTTTTCAAGGCACGCTCCAAAAGGAGCGCGCCAAAAGGTTAAAGAGTAAAAGTGAATGCTGCCACCGCCCGAACCCTGCGACTATTGTACTTGCCGCCGTTGATCGTGACGCCAACGGAGAAGTTCACGTACCATGCGTAGTGCTGGCTGTACTCGGTACTGGACCAAAACCACGCCGAGGAGGCTAACGGTTCTGCGCCTATGTATTCAAGCGCATCGTTTATGCTGTCTTTGTAATGCGCCATTAGGTTGAGTTGTCCCAACGAAGGGATGTATTCGCCATCTTCCAGCAGATTTCTCAATTTTGGATTTCTGGCTACAAGGCGTTCCGTATTGCCGCGTCCGTCAATGTCAAACAGCGCATCACATTCACGTTCGTAATATGTCCCACTTCCGGATTCTTCACGGCTATCATCGTCAAGCAATTGTACGCTATCATGCTCCGTCAGTGAGATTGCAAATGACATGTATCCGTGCTTCAACCCGATGTATCGTACACAATCTTTGGAGTTATCGCCGGTAAACGGCTCTGCGTGTCCGTCTTCGTAGATTAGATACAGTCCGCTGGTGCGCTCTACTTTGTCCTCTTTAGATGGTACGCGGTCGTTACATACGGGTTGGCTACTCTTGGTGATCGCCGGCATGATTACCGACAGGTTTAAATTTTTGATGTTAACATTCATTGTTTTTAAATTTTAGGTAGTTATAGATGTATTAATGTTTCGTGTCTTGATTGATTTCCTTTTCCAGTCTGTCGATCAGTCTTTGATGTTTGGCAGCCACATAGTTACAGTGTATTGCCAAGTTCCTGTCGCGTTCCTTTTCGAGACGCTTTATTTCTTCTAATTTCCAGTCTTTTTGCATGATCATATATTTTTTATTCCGATGTTAATAACTCAACCTCTGTACAACGAACCCACAGACGGCGGTCTAAACAAACCTCATTGGTACTTCGGTTTATGTCGACAACTTTTCTTGTTTTCTGTTTGTATTTGACAGATGAACCTATTTTACATTGAGTTTTGAAAACATTGATTTTCATTTCTTGATTGCTTTTTTGAGTTCTGAAATAATATATTTGCCGGGAGAGTGCAGCCGAGCTCCTCCTCGTTCAGCAGCTTGGATTATGGTCCAAATGGGATGCCCTATTTCTCCATTGTTCGACAATTGGCAAATGATGTTGAACTCGTCTGGAGGGATAAATAATCTGTTCAGCCTGTTGGTCAGTCCTTCGAAGTTTCTTTCTATCCCATCTGTATTGGAATCTTTAGAAAAAAGATTATTTCCGCATCCTCCATTTCCCCCTGCGGGGGATAGAGGGGGAGGATACTTTTCTTTACTTTCTTTTTCTTTACTTTCCTTTTCTTTTCTTTTATTGCTATCATTTCCCGTAGCATTTGCTATAGCTTTGCTATCATTTTCGATAGCATTTGCTATATTTTTGCTATTTCCCCACCTTTTTTCAAGACCTTTCTTTCCAGCTTCAGCTTTTTTTCTACTTTGTTCGTCTTTAATCTCCATTCTTTGTTTGAAACTTTCGGAGTAGAAGTACTTACCGTCATCGGTAAAGACAAATAACCCAAAATCTTCAACGACTGATTTTATCAGGGAAGTGTCTTCACGAAGGTCAAAGGCTATCATGTTATAATCTTTGACACTCGTGTATTCCGGTTCTTCCCTTAATCTTTCAAGGATCATAAAGTAAACACCGTAACCGGCAGCTTTATGCCGCATTCTAAGCCGTATAAGTTTGTCAGAGTTTCTTGCATTGCTGTCATGGGGAAAGTAGCTTGTCAACTCTTTCCTTGTTGCCATATCATAAATTCTTCTCCACTTTATCAATATCCTGTCTTATTGAGTCTAAGCGATTCCTTCTCGTAACTAAGCAGGCTTCGAAGTGAATCCAGTTGATGCGTGCAAGAAGCATTGAGTCGGTCCAATCGGTCGACCAGATAGCATTCGTCTTCCGCGATACTATCCAGTAAAGCATTCTGCACTTTGGCCGATAGGCAATTTTCTTTCGCTATCCGGATGATCATGTTCTGTATTTCGTCAGACTTTTTCTTCCGGAGTATTTTTTTTGCCTCTGCGAGCATTTCGCCGGTACGCATCATGTAGACCATGATGACGGATATGCGCTCTTGTATTTCCGCCGGATTGTTCGAACAGGTGGTGTTTAGATAATCGCTTATTTCTTTTATCTCTTTCTCCATCGTCATACGTTATTTAAGTACTCATTCACAACTTTCATGAATTCGCTGATCGAACGGACAACGACATATTTGGCGCCGATCCGACCAAACTCAGCTTCGTATTCCTTCTGGTGTACGGATTGCCTGTTTTTGCCGGCCTTCAACTCGATCCCCATAAACGGGTGTTCTTTATTTGGATATAGCAAAATGAGGTCCGGGACCCCGGCTCTGACACCCATTTGTTTAAACTTCGCCGCCTCGACTGCATTGCGATAGCCTCCGTTAGGAACGTGTATCAGCAAGTGTCTGAGGTTCGCATATTGCAAATCGAACCATCTGACTATTGACTTTTGTAATTGATCTTCTATATGTCTCATTCGTAATCGTAATTATCGTATTCATCCGGTTCATAGTCCGGTATGTCGTATCCAAAATCCATCGAGCTGTTTCCTTTCTCATCCTTCACCAGAAGGTGTTACAACCGTGTCACGTCCGGTCTTGTCTACGATGATCTTCTTTCCCGATACGGTGATTTCCGTCTTACACCCTTCAGGTAGGGACTGGAAGAATTTGCGGACGGATGGATTGTTGGCGTCGGCTGTTTTATCCGTATCTTTGTCATCTTCGGCATCATACGGGAATATATCCATGAGTGCGGTTTCGGTGACAGAAGCAATTTCGTAATCGGCCAAAGTGCCCTTCATTCCTTTTTCCAGCACTTCGATAGCTTCTTTCAAATTGGAGGCTTGTGTCAGCATCTGTGTAGCTGTTTTCTTTTCAGCTCCGCTTTTCTCATCAAGCGTAATGAAGTAGACTTTGATCTTATAGAAGCGGTCGCCATTCTCATTGAAGAATATCTCGGACAACTTTGCCCGTTTGATGTCTTTTATCACAAACTCACCGCTGATAAAAGGGGTTAATTCTTCGATGATACGAGCCTCTGCTTCTGTAAACGACAAGGCATCAACCAAATAGGGCTCCGTCACTTTCTTTTGCTTTCCGTCCTCCATTATCTTTTCATAGGAGACTTTACATTCAAACCAATTGTGCATCATAATCTATTTCTTTTAATTCGTTCAACCTATTTGTGGGACGGAGCGGAATCGAACCGCTCTGACGCATGGCTTATGTGATCACTTCCTTTCGTCCCAAAACTCCCCTGCATATCCTCACGGACGGCAAGGGGAAACTAACCTAAACTAATACCATGCAAAACATACTATTCGACTATTCCCAGACTTTCCAATCCGGAATGTATTCGTAATCATTCATTTCAAGCTCCTTTCTAATTTACGGGCCATCTTCCTGCATCTGCGGGCTACATCCAGATCGACCGGCTTAGAGCAGTTGGCGTCTATTAGTACTTGCGATCGATTGAGCAGACCTATGATTGTTTTAATATCTGTTTTACTTATCCTGTCTTCATCCTCAAGTCATGGAACCTCTATCTTGTCGAAGTCAATGCCGTGTTCGTTCATGAAGTTGCCGAGAGCGATAATATTTTCACGGGTTGTTGTGACCTTGAAGGCACGAGTTAGAAGTTCCGGCTGTGCCGGCACAGGCTGTTCTTTAGGCTGATCCATAAAAGAAGGTTGCCCATTCATCCTTTGATTAGCCGTATTAAAAGGATTGGGTTGGCTAACTTTGGGTTGTTCTGCTTCTACTTTCTTACGTGCTTCTTCCTGTTCTTTTCGTTCCTGTTCAGCTTTGATACGTGCTTCTTCTGCTGCTTGGGCACGTTCGCGTTGTTCCTTCAGACGATTAGCATACTGGATGGTATTGCCAATGTTCATCGTGTCCATATAGTATGTGCGAAGTACGTCAAAATCATCACCGCCAAAGCCTTTAAGCGTTTCAAGATCTTCGTCAACCTTAGCGAAAACCGTTTCAATGTCTGCTTGTACCGCTTTCATGCTTGTGGACTTGTTAAGCCATTCCTGCTTGAAGATTTTCCGAAAGTCGATCAGAGTCGTATTTCCATCGTCGAAGTAGGAACGGATAACGGCAAGTTTCTTGTCTTTATACTGCTGTTCGTTCTGCTTGACTACCGTGTCAATCTTGGCAGAGCATTCGCCAATCAATTTTACGGTTTCAGCCACAACTTCCTTGAACTCCCCGAAAGGTTTCATAAATTCCTTTTCGATTTCAAGACGTTTTGAGTTGAGAAGTTTGGCCGCCTTGTTGAGAGCAGCTTTATCTCTCTTCGCCTGGTCGATATTGTCATCGTTATAGTTTGATATATCGTACATGGGAAGAGTTGATTTTACCATGTCTCTGATTTGGATCGCATTAGTAGTAAGGCTACCTAATGTTTTTTCACTAACGACCAGTTCAAGGTCGCTTTCTTTTATTGTTATTAACTGCTGTGTTTTCATATTGGGTTTAATTAATTATTTTATCTATCAAATCGTTAGCAAGGCGTATACGCCTATCCATTTCCGCGAATATTTTTTCATCCGGCAGGATACGGACGATGTGTATCGGATCGGATTGGTATGGATTATAGGCAATGAAATATACCTCTTTCGCCCCTGTACACATCATGTGTGCCATGCACTGGTAGAAGTATTCATATTTTACGCTTAATAGGGATGCGTTGTCATAAATCTCGTTCTTGTAGCGCATGAATGTTGCCTGGTTGGGACATTTTATTTCCAGACAGGACTTTATGCCGGTGTTCTCGTCGTAGTAAAAACCGTCTGGACTGCTGGCAAAATGTGGAATGGTAGGATGTTTGCACGAACCGACCTCCACAATATGCAGACCGGATATTTCGGCATACAGGTTGCGAGCATCCGCCTCTTGTTCGTTGCCCCATCGTATCGCCTTGCTGGTCACTTCCGTTTGCTTGAGATATTCGGCAAACTGGCTATCGTCATTAACGATAGCCGGATTCATTGCCCTTTCTGATGCTATTTGATATATGTAGCTTTTCCCTGTTTCAGAAAAGATGTCCGTGCGCCCGCTTTTCATTAGTAAGCCGACATTGCTGCCTGTGATATTCCCATGACGGGCGCGGAACCAAGCTATCGTATGCTGTGCTGCATTATCAATCATAACAGGGTTTTTTGTGAGGGTTGTTTACTATCCGTCTCTGCTTTTTCAACCGGGTATGGTTGCTGTTCTTCCATTTTTTTTGGACGGCTGCTTTGCTTGCCAGATCGGCCAGCTTGTTTTTGGGCTTGATTTCTTCATATTCGACATCCTGTATGTCGTCAGCTTCTTCTTTAGTCAAGAATCCCATGCTGATTTCAGGACAGTACATACGTTGCCAGAATGCAGCAGCACGATAAGTAAGCATAAGGCTTGGCATTGTAACCCACTTGCTACCGGTTTTTGTATACCATCCTTCCTTAATTGCCGTTTCAATCGTTATAGGATCGGATTCAAGTGTCTCCCCTGTAGAAAGTTCAGTTGCGTAGGCAATACATTCAATGTTGTCAACATCTGTACCGTCAAACTCTTTTACCACTATGGTATTACGCTTAGCAACATTATCCCAAACCGTTTCGTTATATTTGATCTTTCCGACCTTACCGAGACTTCGTTTTCGGTATCGTAGGGATGAATATTTACCACTCATGTTGATGGTAGCAATAAGGAATTTGCTCGACCATGAGGGGTTGCCCTTGACAATGTAAAGGTTTTGCATGACCATCAGCGAATTCACGCCCATACGTGTTGCCATATCAATCGCAATCACACAGTTGCCAACATTGCCTTTATAGGCTTCTGGTACGATTGTGCTTTCCGTGTACATCTTTGCCATGCGTTGCATGACCTCGAACTGTTTCACCATCTGTCCGACCGGAGTAAGTGCAAATTCGGCAGCTTGTTTTGCCTGGGTAATCTGCAGTTCTGTTGTTTGAATCTGTTGTTCCATTATTATACTGTTTTTAATGTTGTTCGTTTTTGTAAGCCTCATATACGATGCCGATGGCGGAAAGGATCTCCTCCAGCCTTATGCATTTTCTTTGATAGTCACATGCAATAATTATGTTATTCTGTGCTTCCAATGCGTATTCAACGAGCTCTCCGTGGCTCATCGCCTGCAAGTCTTCTTTTGTTTTCATTTGCTATGTTTTAATAGTTGTACGTGTTCATTTCAAACCTCCAATCTTCCAACATTTCGTCGAATTCTGGATCATTGGTTTCTTCTCCGTCGTAGCAAAGATCGCCGTCCGGGTTCTTGATGTAGATCTCCTTCATTTCCGTTCCTCCTTATGTATTGCATATAATAAGGAAAGGCCACATGCAAAGAAGAGAACAAGGGAATAGTTGTAGAACATCCCGACACCACTGCCTATTGCCATAAGCAAGGCCATCACAAAGATGATTTTGTTTTCTGTTTCCATATCGTTGATTTTTAAATTTGTTTCAAAAAGGAAACCGTATCTACCTGTCACAGGCCGATACGGCGATATTACTACTTATTCTAAACCAATAAAAAATAACTGAGGCCAATCGCGGACTCGATCCGCGTGTAAACCCAGGTGAGCTTTTTAGGCGAGACACGTTGATATAATTAAAATTTTCACCTTGTTTATTTGGCCGCCCAACCATCTCTAAGGCGGAATAAATATTTCTTTCATATCAATGTTTGTTATGTGGCAATACGGTCTTCTTAACCAACCACCGCAAGGATACCCGGATAGGGATTGCCACGAGTTATATAGTATGGAAATAAAAAGAGTCAAAAAAGAAACCGTATCGGCTTGTCGCAAGAGGATACGGATAAGTTGGTTTTGCCAACTTCGTTAGCTGTAAACAATAAAAATTAAAGAATTAGTTGAGTAAAAATTTGTCCCCGGCAGCCGATCCGATCGACAGCTTCGCGCCTTTGTACCGGGTTTTCTTAACTTTGTAGTGTCAAATCAAAAAAATTAAGAAAATGAGCAAGTTTATTGAACTAAATTCTGGGAAAGACAAATTTATCGTGAATGTTAATTCTATTTCTTATGTCGAAAGAAGCGACTTGTCTGGTTCTGTTGTGCATTTTGCCTATTCAAGATCGGATGCTACTGCTGTTTTGTATGTAGATCAAAGTCTTGATCAGATCAGGGAATTAATCGCTGAATAATTCTTTCTTCCGGAAAACGGGGATTCCTATGATATAAAGGGTCGTTACCTGTTCTGCAATGTGCATTTCTTTTTTAAAGGTTTCCCCGATTCTTACTTCACGTAAGCGTTTTGTCTTTACTTCTTTTTGAATAAGTACTTTCATAATCACGTTTTTTAATTCGTTCCCGGAGGCCGATCCAATCAGCAGCGTAGCGCCTTCATGTCCGGGATATATCTTATTCGTAACGACGGTTGACCAACTCCATGACCGAGTAACACCGAAAGGGATCATCTGAAAGATGAACGTTACGCGTCACAACCTCACATCGACAACACCGGTTAAACAACACCGGAAGCGATAACCTCATACAGTTTGTTGCTGATCGATTGAAACGACCCGTCTACCAGCCCAAGCAAAAGCCTATTTACTGGAAGGCAGGATTTAATCCACAATGTTAAAGAACGTCTATATCGGTGCTCCCTGCCGGACTTGAACCGGCGACCTTATCATTATGAGTGATCTGCTCTGACCTGTCTGAGCTAAAGGAGCGGATATCGGAAAACTCCGACGGTTGGTTTATTTTTTCTTTTTGCTCAATTGCCATCTGATGAATATCTCGTCTACGCGGCTTAGCTCTTTCAGCCTGGCCGTTGGATATTCTATCTTACCCGGTCTTATTATTGGTTTGATAGCTCCTGATCTCCTCCAGCGGAGTACGTTTGCCTGTCCGTATATTCTTTCCGCTCTCCGCTGTGAAATATATTCCGGATCGTCTTTGTCCTCTTTCATGAATGAAGCGAGACGGGCGGCTATATCCGTCACAAACTTGTCGTAGGTGACCGATTTCTCGAAGAATGTTATTTCTGCGTTCATAGGGTTGTTTGTTTTTTTGTTCCCAGCGGAGGCGCTAACCTCTGCCGGGATTGCTTAACTTTATGATTGAAAACTTTAAAAATTAAGCAGTATGAAAGAATCTAATCGTTTAAAATTGGAGCGGTATATCAGCTCCCTAAATTGTCCCTATTGTGGGAAGAATCACGCCGTGGAAATAGGCTTCTTATCATCTGGGAGACCGTTTGTGAAGCGCGATCCGTCTGCTTGCAGCCCAGAATGTTTAAACTGGATAGGGCAAGTAACCAGTGAGGAACTCGTGCGTATCGAGAATCTTGAGCTTTATCAGATGCCGTACGAGCCATCATAACCGGAATGCCTTTTGTGAGATATTCCAGCCATTCGGAAGGTGTTAGCTTCCTTCCGGATGGTGCAATCATCACCCCCATAAGAAGAAACGAACCTCCATCAACAAAGAAAAATTCCATAACTCACGCCTCCCGTTTTACAATACAGTATTCTTCCAATTCTCCAGCAGAGACAGAAAATTTCATGTTTGTGGAAGTGTTCAGCCTTGCAGCTATGACACGGGCCTGGGTTGTGGTTAGGTCCGGTCGGTAGAATGTCTTTGATTCACCAACCTTGAAATTCTTAAATGTTTCAGTCCAGACAGGGCGCATTACTATTCCGTCAATGACTGTCTTTTTTCTTCGTTTTTGCTTTGTTACTAACATAATGTATGTTATCTACATCAGGAAAGAAACGCAAATAAGGCCCGAACAGGTTGTATTATATTGAAACATTTAATCCAAGTGTAGGTACATTTTATCGGATAATTAATGCGCTTGGGTTAGGGTTGAAGTTAAACTTTTATAATAAAAAAGGCGACGAAAATAAATTCGCCGCCTTTAAAATATGCCTCAAAAGAAAATTTGCGTAAACAAATGCCTTATGCAAAGGTTACAGACTTGCAAGCCATTTTTTTCCAGACTTAGTATTAAGCCAAATGGCTATACCTGCCGCAATAATCGCTCCTACCAAAAAAAACATAATTATGAAATCCATATTATCGCCTTTTTAATATTAAAAACCCAATATACGCTAACAATATTGTAAAACAAAGACCGGCTACCAATAAAATCACCTGCTTGGTCTGTGGCTCTTCTATGATCAACGACACCCCACCGACCAAAGCCATGGTCGTAAAGACCAACTTCGCCAAATCGTAGAAAAACTTTCCTAAAGTTTCTCTACTAACCTTGTCCCGCTCCTTCTGCTCGGACTTCTCTATTTGTTGTCTTTCCCAGTTGCCCATTTCAGAACCGCTCTCACATCGTTTATGACAGCTATAATAATGTTAGGATACTACACAAAGATACAACTATTTGTTATATCAAAACAATACCCCAGCTAACTTAAACAACACATTTGTTATTAATTAACAAATGATCGCGTCCCCATCGCTAAGCATCTAAACTTGGTGATGGGGTTCTTTGCTTCTTTCCCTTGCTACCTTCATTTTGATGGAAATGAGCCAGAATTACATCCTCTAAAATATTTTTAATATCATCTTCAAATTGCATCCTGTAGTTTGATATTTTCCATTCATTACGTTCCCATGGACAACATATTTTACAAGGTTCTATTCCTTTTTTTCTGAGATTAGAATAAGTTGCAATGACACGAGATGCGCGTTTGGCATATCTACAATTAGGGGTATGTATCTTCCTACCTACATAGTAGCTTGTGTAGGCTTTCATTTTTTCATGCCCTGGCATCTTTGTATGGCAATCTTTGCACAAGGTCACTAAATTAGTCAATTCATGTGTTCCTCCATTTGAACGCCTTTGTATATGGTGAATGTGGCATTCTTCTAAATTTAAATACATTCCGCAACATTGACATTTCATCTGGTCTCTACGCCAAACAAGACTTCTCCTTATTGACCAATCTGAAGGATTCTTGCCATCTTTTGTACAATTGTTTTCTTTTTCCTTTTTTAAGTAAGTGCTATCGGCATATTGCCACTTGATTTCTTCTGTACGACTAATATCTGGTTGAACAAATTCTTTTTCACTTTTAAAGATTCGGACAGCATACATTAAAAAATCAGATAAAATCATTCTACAATACTCACATTCTGATTTTTTAAATTCGTGAATGTCAAAAATGGATTTAAACTTCTGATTTAAATCTATTTGATTCTGATAACGTGAATTATCAAAATGCATAAATGTATATTTCTCATTTAATTTTAACGTGAATAATGCTATAATATGACCATATGATTCGTTGACTTTATGATACAGTTCATTGTATTTCGCCCTATACAAAGCCTTCTGTAATTCTATTTTTCTTTTATGTTCCTCAATATTCTTGTACACATAAAATGCGCAATACGCTAAAGCTAATGGTATTAAAACTAAAAAGCCAAATATCTCAAACAAGTAACCCACAAAAAAAATCAAAGTATAAACTATAATGGAACAAAACAAACATCCCAAATATGGATTATCAGGTAGTCTAATTTCCATACAAAATATCCTGTTTAAGAACCGACTTGTAACATCTCAAAACCAAAATCAAGTTATTCTTTCTTTTGTCTTAAAATCAATCACTATGCAATCTCGGTTTCCGATTGGCGATCATTCCTTCTTTTTAAACCAACCATCTCTCGGAGCACAGCATTCTCAGCACGGAGAGATATTATCTCTTCATTTGATGATTTCACAGGCAAAGGAGCGGAATCACTCAATAGCATTTCGCCTTTACCTCGGAGAAGCCATTCGGCAGAAAGATTAGGAAAATAATGCAAAAACGCCTCAATTGTGTGTGCAGACAATTGAACATCTCCTTTAATTTGCCTATTGAGCGTAGTTTGAACTATACCAAACTCCTTACTTAAAAAGGTGATAGAACAACCATTATTATCAATTACCTTATTAATTCTCTCTAACACTGAATTTTCCATAAAAATATTATTTAGAATATTTCTAAATAAGCATATTCGCATTATTTTTCATACATAACCTATTGTAATAATGCAAATATGCCTTATATTTGCATCGTGATACAACTCCAAGATATATCACAACGCAACAAAAAAGTTTAACATACAAAAATAACATACATTATGTTAGGCACTTGTAGATTAGACTTAATAAATCTTTCTATTTTTTTGTTCCCATATTTCAATAGTAAAAGTAAGTTTATCACCTTGCCCAAAGCAAAGGAGGTCTTTGCAGGATCAGTGTAATCCACATTCTTTATCAAAAGAGGCTAATCTGCCACAGTAACGGAAGATATGGGGAGAATGTATAATAGGAGAGGGGAAATAGGGAGATACGGATTAAAGTTGAAAGAAGTAGTTAAAATATTCACCAGTATGGAAACAATACGTTACTTTTGTGACCGTAAGACAGAAAAGTTGCTTTATGGTAAGTCTGCGAAGTAGAAATAGTAACAAAAGAAAGATACAAGAGTGTTCTCTTTTTATAGCTTATGTTTTTACTATGTTTTGCTGTATTTTGTATATATCTGAATATCAACTACAAGTTTCAGCGGCGCAGGCTGCTATAGAAGACTGATCCGGTTATGAATGTTCGATTTCATAATAGTGAAATTGGAGTTCCATGACTATGAAAATAAAGTTCCATGCCTGTGAAACAAAAGTTTCATGGGTATGGAATTTTTATTTTATCGTAGTATCCGATGATTTTCGAGAATAATTTATGAAAAAAAGTACCGAAGAAATCACAAAATAATGTACATTTGTTTTTTGATGATGAACGAATAAACAATATCTACGTATGGAGCGATATTTAATAATTAAGACGAGAGATGAATTATTGCGTATCAAAATAGGGCAGATCCTCTATTTTGAAGCAGATAGAAATTACACTAAACTACTTTTATCTAACGGAATTCAATTCACATTTGCAATCAACATAGGAAAAATTGAAGAAATATTGGAGAAACAAGTCGCAGGTTGTAACACAATCCTGATGCGTGTAGGTAAAAGCCATATCATTAATAAAAATCACATCTTGCAGATAAATTTACCCAAGCAGAAGCTATTATTGCTAACGCAGGATGGAAAACCGAGGGAGTTGGTGATATCCAAGGATCCCTTGAAGGTATTGAAAGATACGCTCGAAAAGGAAATGGGAAAACCTGAAGAACCAAAAGTTGTTACAGAATGA